GCCAGCTGCCATGCCGGTTGTGGCCACCCGTCCACTAGGAGCGTGACGGAATCGTGCGCGTTTCCGTTGTCTATCGCGCCCCCCGCCGCAGCTATCGTCACGATCAATTCAATTTCTCGCTGTGTCGTCGCAGGATACGACTCTACAACCGTTGCCGCAGATTTAGACGTGAACGCGTATGGGCTCGCGCTACAAAAAGCCTGGACCCATCGCCCCCCGCCGGTCCCCGTTGCCAGGTCCATACCGTGGCCATCGGTCCCCGTCAGCGTGGCCACATAGATGGCCGTCGCACGCTGATACATATGCACAGTACCATGTACAGGGCTCGCAGCTGGGGCCATGGATAAAAATGAGCCGTCTGCGGCGTTGGCCGCGCTATCGCAGACTATCCAGGGGTCTGACTGGGTGACGTTCGTTGTGGCTGCGTGCGATATGACCGCAGAGCCGGCTAGTGCGCCGCGTGCTGCTGCACCGGTACCCGTGACGGCGAATGTTGAGCCTGCTTCGCCGGCCTCTATTAGACCCTTTAGAGTCGTGAGCGTGGCCTGCTCTGTCGCGCCCGCAGGGGTCGTTGGGTACGCCGTTCCGTTCACGGTGATACTGTGCGAGGAGACACCCGCGGCGAAAGCGGAGAGCGCGTAAGTAGCCTCCAGATAGGGCGCTACGCCGCCTGCTACCACATTCTCCGACCATAGGGCGTCCACCGTAGATGGCAGGGCGTAGCCGTCCATGGCGGTGGCAATGACCGCTCCCGCCGCTACCAGATGATACGGAAGCGCCACGATGTATGCGCCGTCTTGTACCACCGTGTAGGCGCGCCCATCCGTCGTCCGAACGTGGGTGTTGCCTACGTTGTCCGCGATCTCGATTTCCGAAAATGCGGTGAAGACTGCGGTTACAGCAGCCGCCCCTACCACCGGGGCCACGTCGCCCGGAGGCCATACTTGGATTGCGGACATCAGAGACTCCTGGAGAGGGTGACGTATACGGTGCGCTGCCCTTGCTCAATCATGGCACACCAGCAGTTCGCGGATTAGCGTTGTCCCGACGGACTCAAGAGACGCGGCATCGCCCAGGATCAGCCTCTTGAGAGCCCCAGCGGTAGCAAATCCGTCGTTGGTACTGGTCAGGACAGGCGCGCCGTCAACGTACGCGGCGAAATTGTCCGCCGCGTAATCCCAGCTTACCTCTATTAGGCGCTCGGTGGCTGCGGTGAGAACTGTCTGCACGACTGGCGTCCCCAGTGAGTTACGGAACAGGCCGGCTGCTCCTCCCCAGCCAAGCGTGGCCAACTCTGTATCGTTCTCGATCCAGCAACTTGGCCACGCTGCCCCCGCAACGCCAGTGATCGTGGTCAGCAACTGAAATCGGATGTACCAACTCTGATCCGTCAGCCCGTGCGTCCAAAGTAGATACCCGCCATCCGCCGACAGTGGGGTGTGCGTGATGCGGATCCACTGTGGCTGCGCTGCGCTAATGCTGGTATTGGTTCCGGCCGCGTAGGTGTTCACGCCTGCTATCATGACGGCATAAGCCGCCGGCCCGGTGCCCGAAATCACCAGGTCCGAGCCGGCCTCCCCTGCCTCAATATCGATTTCTAGCAGCGCAAAAGTTGCCTCCTCTGTCGCGCCCGCGGTGACTGGGTACGATGTGCCGTTTATCGTGACCGCGTGCGTCGAAGTCAAGGCGACAAAATTATCAAGTTTGAACGGGAATTGGAGCCCCACTGCCCCCGACCCTGCCGTTACCTCGGACCAGTCGCCCGACACGGCAGACGGGAGCTGGGTGCCGTCGAAGTAGTAGCGAGGCACACAACCAGCCTCCGCCATTCTGGCTTCGACCAGGCGGGACCCACCAGGCCCTGTGTTCGCCTTCTGTTGGTACAGCTTCCCCGCACTGTCTAGAAAGTAGGCATCGTCCGCGAGCGTAGACTCATCGCGCGACGCCCAGGCGGTGGGGGTTAGGGGCGGCGTGCTAGGAGCCCCTACCACGGGAGCCACTCTACTCGGAGGCCATACACGTACTGCTGTCATTGGTCGGTCTCCGTATCAATCATCGAGGTTGTGACGTACACGCAACCTCTCTCTAGATGCATCATAGGCTTCGTCATGGGTGCGAATGTCGTGTGGCCGGTCGATGATCCACCCTACGTCGGTCCAGTCCTCGCGCCGTAATCTACGCACCCTAACTCGCTCACCGTCAGTCCCGTCAGTACGCTCTGCTACGAAGTGATTTAACTCGTCCTGAATGAAGTTCCCGACCCTGAATGAGTGTCTATGTCCCGTTGCAGTGTCGACAAAGCGGAGTCGGTTCCCCACGAACCGAAGCCCCACCGCGACCACAATCTGCGCCACGGTGGGCCGCAGGTACCGGATGACATAGGCCGCGCGTTGGGGTTCAAAAATCACCGGTTCACCCACCCGAACGTGATGTCCCGGTAGAACGATTCAATGTCCCCACCTACCACACCGACGTACGTCCAATCCGTGGTGACGCACGTACCGGCGGTTGCCAGGTTCGCGCATAGTTTCCCGTTTCGCATGATGATAGCGGCTACGGTGTCGTAGGTCCCCCCGTCGATATCACACCCGACGGTCGTCACCCATTCTATCCACTCGGGTTGCCCGGGCGTGATAGGCGCCCATTCATGGACCCCATACTTAAACGACGACACCACGGCCCGCCATTGGAGCCCCGCGGGTTCATTGGCGACGCCGAGGGCGATGGGGGAAGAAGTCCCGGGATAAGCCTGAATCACCGCAGCCGCAGCCCCCGACCCGGTCCAAGTCTCCGCAACGCCTATCCACCCGCAATGAATGGTGACTGCTCCGGTTGCAGTCCAGTTCCACCCGGTTCTCCGGACGTAGGACTGATTGTGTGCCGCGTCCCCACACCAGAGGGACGGAAGCCCGTCGCCCAGCACTACCGTGTTCGTGGACGCTACGAGACTGTCGACCGCCGCGACTACCATCCGGGCTTCAGCCCCGGTGCCCCAGATTGTGCAAGACGACCCCGACTCCCCGGCTTCGATTAGAGTCTGAAGCGACGCGAGGGCCGTCTCCTCGTTGGCTTCGGTCACGGGTCCGTAGACCGTCCCCCCGGCGTCCACCGAGTGCGCAGACGTTGCCCCTACGAAATTCAACAGTTTGATTCGTCCGCGGACATTGTAAACGGGCGGGTCCCCTACGTTAGTCCAGCCCTCGGCGGCGACCGGGTCCGCCGTCCCACTTATTCTAGCTTCGAGTGCGAAGCCCCCCGCCGCCAAACTCAGTTCGTACGCGACGGGCGAAATCCACCGCAACAAGGTGTCGTCGTAACGCCAGTCTGTGTCGTTGATAAGGAGGACCGCGCGCGCGCCGCCCGCCGACCCAGGGGTCGATTGGAGGGTGACGATGTCGTCGTACAGGACTCCAGAATCGGGGATCTCCAGCAGACTGCCGCCTCCCCCGCCGCCTACAGATGGGGGCCACACTGATGATACGGGCCATACTTGAGTCATTCGTCAGCCCCCTGGAGGCACACCATCAGGGACTCCTGGACGCCGTTGAACATGTCCTTGAGCTCCTGCACGCGTACCGAGTGGTACGTTTCAGCCCTCTGCATGACGTCACGCTCTCTCTGCTCGAGCGACTCAACCTGCGTCTCGATCCGGGATATCTCTGCCGCATGGAGACGGTCTATCGTCTCAAGGGAACTGCTGTTCAGTTCCATGAGGAAAAACGCCACACCGGCAGCGACCGTCGTGATGAGACCGCTCACCAGCATGATCTGGTTGCGGGAGACTCGAGCGTCGTTGGGTGGTTGTTCTTCGGTCATCAGTTGTTGACCGTCGACATAGTTGCGGGGAGGTCATTACCCCCAGTCCCGATAGCAGGGTCATCTCCACCGCCACCTGGATTGCCTCCCAGGAAGTTCCCGACTACTAGACTACCCGCGTTATGGCTATTCAGATCGATGGTCCCGGTAATTCCGCCGGTGCAACGATTGCTTGTGACGACAGCACCAGCTGAATTGTCGATGTCAATCACGACCACGTTCACGCCTGCGCCCCGTTCAATCCTATTCCCGGTGACTAGCGACGGTCTCACTCCTCCGGTGCAGGCGATTCCGATGATGGTGTCAGCACCCGGTTCTACATGACAACCGATGATTGAGGCTGCGCCACTACATGTAATGCATGACAAGGCCCCTGCTACAGGACTACCCAGAACAGTACACCCAACCAGTTGGCCATCGTCTGTATTCACAGAGAACCCGTTGGTCGCCCAGAAGTTCACGGTGCAGTCGGACACCTTGACGTTTCCAAGCACCGCCATTCCGATAGCCATCAAGCTATCCCCGTAGATGTACAATCCAGACACACTTCCTGAACATGTGGTCCCGATGTTGAAGGCGACGGTACAAGGAGTAGTCTGATGTGCCTTGATGTAGCCTCCCTGTACAGAAAGAACCGTCCCCGATCCGATGTCGATACCGTTGTTGGACACTCCAGCCGCGGTGAGTCCAGATGCGTAGAAGTTCGTCAGGAGAAGGAGACTGTTGTTGGCTGTAACCAGGGCTTCGGACCCGGGATCATTCGCCACACACCCAACCATCTGAACTTCATTGCTGACGTTGAAGCCAATAGTTCCCGGGCTCGACAGATGAATGTTGGTTAATGAGTTCACCTCTCCCTTGCCGATCAGGTTAACGCCTGCAGCCCCCGTCCCGCTGATGTAACAGTCTGAGAATTGACACCACTCAGCAGTGGTCACCGAAATCCCGTGTCCTGAACTTGACGAGATGAGCGCACCTGAGACTCGACACCCATCACCTGAGACTTCAATCCCATAGCCTGTTGGTGACAGAATAGTCGTGTTCGATAGACTGATGCGGTTTGCAGACAACGAGACCCCACCTTGAGCGACACCCCCCGTGATGTCAGCAACCAAGTTGCCAGTCACAACAGCTTCTGCAGCCGCAATCCCCATGCCCAGTTCAGTTAAGCCGATGAACGAGTTGCCAGTCACATTCACGCGACTTGACCCAACCCTAACTTGAAGACCTTCTCGTAGAGACCGGTCGGCAACGTCATTCCCACCCTGGGAGTCGTCGTCAATGACGAGGTTTCCGGACACCACTACGTTCTCAGTCGCGGAGCCGATGTCAATCCCGACATCACCGACTCGATTGATGACGTTCCCAGTGACGGCTACATTCCGGCTTCGCTCAATCAGGATGCCTGAGGACGCTGCTGAAGAAGCTCCGTAGGTCTCCTCGATGAGGACGTTATTGGACAGGGTGATGTTGTGGTTGAAGAATCCTATGGGCGCCTGGCACAGGATCCCACCACCATCATCATTCGAGATGATGCAGTTGGAGATGAGGACCTCATTAGCCGAGGACGTCTTACCGATCCAGACGGCTGGGTCTGCACTACCACCAGATGGCCGTCGAATCGTGCAGCCATTTACAGACGTTTTGTCGCTGTCGATGGTGATGCCTTCATTCGCCGTGGTCGTGGCAATGAGACATCCTTCGATGGTGGTTCCTGAACTGCTGGTAGTTTCAATCCCACACAACTGGAAAGTCGAGGAACGGATTGTTGTGCCCTCTGCTAGGGACTCTCGCAACTTCGGCACGATCGCGGCGTTGGTACCATCGAGCCTGCACCCGTCAACAGTGAAGTTGTGTGTCTCAGACGCAGAGATAGCAATGGGTCCACGGTGGTCTCGGAATATGCAGTTCGAGAGCAATGACGCTTCGGATATGAACGAGGCGACCACCCCTGCGTTCATGCTCTCAAAGGAACAACTGGTCACCTCCAGGCTGCGAAGTTGCCGTCCTCCACCGTCAGAAGTGACCTGGATTCCCGAGTGTGTCCCGATGGTCTCATCCAGGAATTCCACCTCGTGCACCGAGACTCGCTCAACCGCAATACCGCCAACAGGGGTGGACCCCGACATGGTAACCACGAGGCCGTAGGTGGCTGGCGCAGCCCCCACTGGATAGGTCAAACGCATGCCCTCGAGATGCACGATGGGCTGAGCTGTGCCGGCTGTGACCTGGAACATCGGGACTGATGGGATGCCAGCCGTCCAGGTGAGAAGGGTCGCGTTCCGACCGTGCCCAATGATATTGAACGTGCCGTTGGCGTTGGGGAACACCACCGTAGTCTCCATCGGGTAGAGACCTGGCTTGATGACGATAGTCCCGCCCGCAGCAGGCAGGGCCGTCAACGCGGCTTGGATGCACGCGCCAGCATCACCAACGTAGATAGCGTCCGTCATGTTGAAGTTGCCGAAGCTGGTGGTCCCATCTCCAACCGTGAACATGACCGACGGAGCCGACCTCAGCGACAGCCCATTCGGAATCTCTGTAAACCAGGCGTGCCCAGAGCTCGCGCCGTCACGGTTCTCGAAGTTCGACTTGATGTCCTGGACTTCTCGTAGAGTAGCTTCGACGAATTCTTGCAGTGTCGCCAGGTGGTTACTGCTCCGGTTTGTGTTCCGGTTATAGTCGGGAAGGCCAGTCGATGACTGAATAACATCCAGAGGTCCCTCAAAGAGGACGGAGCGGGTATCGACGAGAGCACTGAAGGCACCACCCCCATCCCAGTACACCTGGGCTAACTCGACAGTGCCAGACGGAACGGCTCCGAGAGAGGCCCCTTTGGTCCACCCACCCAAGATGCGGGTGTTTGGCGTATCGATGAACTCCTGTGTGGTACCCGGGTCCCAGAAGGCTCGATTGTCCTGATCCCCTTCTGTTTCCTGGAATTTGACCCACACACGATAGGTCCCGGCCCCTTTGGCAGTCATGTCCTCGTTCTGAGAGGTAGACCCCTGGTTGCAGAGTTGTCCAAGGCCGCCTGGAGATGGGGCAGTGTCATCGTCGTTAGAACTGATGAAGGCACCACTGTTCCGCGTGACAACGATGTTTGGAGTGGCAGTGGTTACCGTGAAGCCAGAGATGGGAACAGCCGCCGCTGAGACAGCGCTGTTGACCAAAGCTCGAGCGTGGCGCTGGACGCTGCGCACGATGGACTGAGCGTCAGGGATGTCGAGCCGCTCATTCGAGTGGAGCTTGACCAGGTCGAGGTTTCCGTTAGGCATATCGTGGTCTCACTCTTTGCTCAGATAGGAGGAACTGATCAGGAGCACACTGACGCTTATCACCAGTATTGCTGTACTCATCATACCTCCTATGGACCAAACACCCATGTGGCGCCGTCCGATACTACCGGGAGCGCACCAAACGCGCGAATTAGTTCCAGGACTCCGGACTCGGTCAGATAGGCGGAGTAGTTTGAGAGATAGGCTGGCCAGTACGTACCGACCGGGCTGTTCTCAATGTCGTTCCCAGCGATGTCAGTCACGTCCTCTAGTACTTGAGCCGTGCCAGGGGCAACCGCTCCGTAGTCAACGAGCACAGCCGTAAGTGCGCCGGGGAGGGGCGTCGCGAGCGTCAGCACGGGGCCCAAGAAACTACTGCCAAGGCTGTAGTAGTTTGTCCCGCTGCGCTCTATGTCTGTCGACAGCCACACCCCAAGAACCTGTGTCGGCGTATCATTGATGGTCACGGTGACGTTGTTGGACGAGGTCTGCGCCTCTCCACCCTGGATGTACGTTGATCCGTATGGGAGACCAACGATGCCTGTCTGGTACAACTCAATGTAGAACCGACCTGGCTCGTCAGGCTCTTCCCAGATATCCCACGGTATGAGTTCAACCACGATGGGCGTGCCGAGAGTGAACTGAGCCCTTGACCAAGTGGGTCCGGCTCGATTCGAGAGGTCAATCCAAGTTCGGCCCGGGTCGATAGAGACGATGCGGTGGTAGTCGTCACCGACTCGGATTAGGCCTCGTTTCAGATGCTTAGGCAAGAGCGGTCCAGCAAATGTAACGCGGACTTCATTCGTAGCATGCACTGTTCCGGTGAGAATGGTCGGAGGGAACATTGCGTAGAGCACACGCATGATGCCGTAACGTGGGCCGGCTTGGAGGAAACTGATGATCTTGACGTACTCTCGGTACAGGTCATCCGTCAGGAACAGTGGTGACCCTCGGAATCCAGGTCGACCCACTCCATAATTCTCACCGATGTGGCTGAGGTAGTCACCAGTTGCATAGTTCACGAGCAATTGCAGCCGAGCTATGTCTAGTTCCGAGTACACTCGGCCGATGTCGTAAACGCGCGAACCAGGAGCCACTATAGGTGTTGCCGGGTGGGCCAAAGGTCGCGACACCACTGTGAACGTATCTGAGTCAAGTACGGTGACCGTGATGGCTTCACCATCGAGCGCGAGCACTGTCGGAGACGGGAAGCTCTCCGTCGTAACGACTTCAATCGTCGCGCCATTCCACGCCAGTGGAGTCCTCAAGATGGTCTCGAGGCTCCCTCCAATCAAGGTGTCAGACTCCCCGATCGCTTCGAGCAAGGCTCTCAGATTGGCGCGTAATGCCGTCATGTCAAGCTCGGGTCATAGGAACCTACCAGCCAGTTCTTCGGAAGAAGGGACTGAAGGAACGTCGTTCCAGACCGGCGGCTGAACGGGATGTACGTCAGCAGCCCGGTGATCGTTACCGTTCCTGAGATGCGAGAGAGAATGATGTTCGCAGGGCCCAATTGGGTCGTCAAAGGAGCCACAAACACCAGTTCGTTACGCTCGGTGTCCGGGTAGATGACGTACCCCTGACCTCTGACCCCCGAGTAAGCCCGCAACTCGTGGGTGGTCCCCACAGGCTGAATCATGACTGTGTGTGGCCCCGGGGTGATAGGCGACGTGCTGCCGAGCACGATGAGCTCGCCACCATCCTCGCGAACAGAGACAGACAATTGACCGGATGGGTCGATGTCAGACACCTCGGAGAAGGGGATTCCCTCTTCGAGGACCGCGGCCACAGACCATCCCTCGACTACACAGGGGCTTCCGTAGCCTGTCTCCTCGTTCCCGTACCCACCAATCTCCCCGATCTCGTCGCCATATCCCTCGCAAGGAGCTCCGATGGGAGCCAGGATTTCTGCAAAGGTTAAACCGGTGGCAGACTCACCCTCGATGATGCCTCGAGAGGCTTGCCCCGTTCCCTTCAGAATGGAGAGTCTGTCCTTACGGGTTGGCATTGACTACACCGTGATTCTGTACGAAGTCACTCGACCATTGACATCATACGCTGCAGTCAACGTGCCTGTCTCGATGACGTTGACATCAGCCGCAGCCGATGCTGCGTCAGGGTAGATCTTGACGGACCCAGTCTTGATTTCTCCACTGACGGAATCATAGGTCACAGGGAAGATTCGGTAGTTGACGCCAGACCATGCCCTCAAGCGCCTCAGTAGGTCCCAGGTCACCAGCGGCACCACGTAGGAGATCGTTGGGTAGGCCACAAAGACTGGAGGACCGACGGCATCTTCCTTGATGGTCAACAGAAATACGCCCATCGTGTCGAGGCGGCTGTTGGCAACCCCAACAGCATTGATTGTCAGGGTGTACTGGCCAGGCATGTTGGCCGCATCAATTTCTGCCCAGTCAAAGTCTGCCGCTGGAAGCTGCGTTGCAGCCCCGCCAGCCTTGACGAAGTACGGGTCGATCTGTGCCTTCAACACAGCCGTCACAGCACCGCCGGCCCCGTCCGTCAGAAGAACTGGCAGCAATGAGATGGTGTCCAGTGTGAGTTCAAATACTGCCATGTCCTACCTCATCTCCACTGCATCACGACGTTGTGGACTACCATTTCTTTCACGGTCGTTGTGGTTGTCTCGATGGCTGCCCATGCAGCCAAAGTGGCTGAGTTTGGCAGGTTCGTTGTGGATTCACCTACGAAAGCCCCATTGACGTAGAATTTCACTGAGCCGGAGTTCACATCACACAACATACCCAAATGATATCTGGTACTGACTACCACGCTAGTACTCAGATCAACTTCAGTATGCGTTGCGCCATCTGAGGTGACGCCGAACCAACTGGCATCAGCCGCGGCTCGAAACCGGAATCCGATCAAGTCAACAGCCGGGGTATCACTACCTGTTGGGTCACTAAAGAACATCCCGATCCAAATGCGCTCATCAGCAATACTGGCTCTGGTGGTGACTGTCGCGCTGAAGAAGAACTTCCCGAGAGTGGGATGGTTGCCGGTGTTGTCATAGACCTTGGCGACATTACCTGAAATAGCTGACGTCGAGATCTGCTCCCCAGGGGATGTTCCAGTCCCGATCCAGTTGGCGGTCGCGTCAGCGGTGATGGTTGGCGTGCTAATTCCGCCTACAGTAGTCCACCCAGTTGTCGCATTACCGTATTGCCAGGCGGCATACTGTGGGGGGCGTACGTCAAAACCTTCAACGTCTAGGTTCCCCGCACACCTTAGTACAGGCGCCCCAACTTCTACAAACTCACGCTCCTCGGAGTTGCCAGAGGTGAGCAAGTACATGCCCTGGCCACCACTTAGGATGATTCCATTTCCGTCGTGGTACATCTTGAGCCAGTCGCCCGCCGACGGAGGATCAACGCTGTAGATGATCAATGATGGGTGACCAACTGAATGAGTATGACCATGGTCAAATCCAGCGTTAGTCGCTGTGGTCAAGATCAAAGACTTGGTCGTGTTATCAAGACCCCAGACAACTGAATCAGGAGTCTCAGTTGTGGACCATTTTAGTACTGAGTTCCCACCGGTGCCAAATACCAGACTCTGATCGTCTGCAAGGGTCAGGTTTGCCTCGCAAAGCAGAGTATCTTTGAAGACAGAAGGTCCGTTCGACTCGAAGTTCGAGGAGACGTATAGGTCTCCATCTCCTGTTGCTACAGCGCCTGTTCCAGACCCGATGTTGGTGACGCCACGTACCGTATTGGTACCTGCCGCGAGCCCGAGGTTCACGACGCTGGTCTGAGACGTCCCGAGGTTCAGGACCCCCAGGGTCCCAGCAGGAGAGTCACCGGGGATGATGGTCAGGGCACCGCCGTCTCCTGTGGTGACACCATCGTCTCCAGAGATGGTTGTCGGGAGTCCAGCAGTCGTGACAGGACCTGAGATACGAGCAGAACCGAGAGTGATTCCTGCCGGAGCCACCTCGATCGTGAACTCAGCGACTGTGGTTCCGTCGGCCCCCACGACCGCGACGCTACCATCACGAGAGGTAATTGAGCTCGGGTCACCAACCTTCAGTCGAGAGTCAATCGACGTACCAATCGGGCTCTCCTGCATGTACTGCATTTGCCCGAGGGTGTCGCTGAACGTCAGAGAAGCCACCACAGGGGTGACCCCATCACCGCCGGCGAACTCCAGGGTCTGCTCGAGGTCCGCAACCTGGGTGCGTTGACCCATGGACATGATTGTCCCGGCCTGCACTCCTGTGACAAGCTTGTACGCCGACAACGTACCGAGGCTACTGTCCTGCTCTATCCTGTGCTCAACAATGGCCGCACCATTACCACCCTGCAGCCGGAGGCTTGAATCCTCGTTCGCAGTGGTCGCGTCGTTGTTGACGGTGAACGCGTCATTGGTCGTTCCCGCGGCCGTCAGCCCCAACAAACTGAATGGGGTTGACTGTGCAAAGAGCGGATTGAACTGCGAGAATATCTTGGACATGTCCGCTCCTAACCGTTGACGTCGTACCAATGGGTGCCATCGCAAACTAGATGGAGGACCTGGAAGTTGATACTCAGAGTTACTCCAGCAGCAAGAGACGAAGTCCCCATTTGGATGAGCTCCGCGCCCACTGTATTGATCAAAATATTGGCTCCAGCAGCCGCACCGTTTCGGTCTTTAATGATGAGGTGGCGTCCAGCCTGAACCATCTCTGCCGGGATAGAAAGCGTGATTCCGCCGGCAGTCGCGAACACTACGGTGGTTGAGGCGTCGATGGTGGACGTGATGGCAATGTCTTCGGTACGGGTCTCAAGCCCGCCGTCTACCAGTATCCGGGCGTCATGGCCAGCATCTCCACCACTCCCAATCGTGGTGAGTCTGGTTGACTGATGGCCGATCTTGATCTGCCCGTAGGTTCCAGGAGTTGGTGTCGCTCCAGCTGCTAGGCATGTGATGTAGATATCCCCTGCATCACCACCAACACCAGCCCCGAACCCAGTACCTCCAGCCCCACCTACAAACGAGAATGACCCACCTTTACCGCCATCTCCATTGCCAGCACTCGCGTCCCCACCCTTACGGGCCGTGAAGGTGAAATCACCCCCGAGACCGCCATTGAGCCCAGAGGAGTTGAGGCCGCCAAACCCGGATATGAAGTCGTATGACCCGCCCTGGCCACCATCTGCTGCAGTGCTCCCGTTCCCGCCAGTGCCAAGCGTTGAGAGCCAATCTCCTGCATCTCGAGCGGTAGCTGTAGCAGCGCCACCATCACCACCACCACCACTAACCCAAATGAAGTCGCCGCCCTGGCCTGAATTGACTGTGACGACTGTGGCATCACCACCACGTCCTGTTTGGTAAGATTGGCTGGCGCCTTGACCTGCATTGTGGCCAACGGCTCCATCACCACCGTCACCTGACCACACGAGATGAAGCCCGCCTGACTGGGCTCCAGTGACCCCATCGCTATTATCACCATCCCCCAGAAGGATGGTGAAGTCACCCGGGTCACCGGCAGCTAGTGTACCGTTGAGCGTCTGAATATAATTGGTGGTTCCGCGTGCCCCATCAATCCAGAACGAGCCCTCGAGTTCAAAGTACCTGCTGTGTGTGGCTGCAGCTTTCCCGATGAGGACGGACGTGGTCTGGGTATCTCCAACTACGATATCGCCAGTTGCAGTACCAGTCCCTATCTGTCCGCCACGAATACGTACGTTACCGCCGACACCACCGGCTCCACCATCACCAGCCTGGACATAAACATGACCAGGACTACCAGCGGCGCCAGCACCAGTCCGGTCGCCAGCATCACCGGCGGTAATCGCAATCGTGGCCCCAGATCCACCAGCAGCAGCCGGGCCAGCCCCGTCGGCTCCGTCTCCACCCCCGATGACTAAAGCCCCAGCATTTGCACCGGTGACGTTCACTACGCCATCCGAAGCACCTGCACCTGCATCACCGGTGTAGACACTGACACCGCCAGACGCGCCACCGCGACCGCTTGAGCCGGCTGCACCTGCATCACCCGCACCACCGTCACGGCTGTTCAGAGCAACACCGCCAGACGCTCCACCGTTTGCGACGCCTACGCCTGTACCACCGTTGACACCATCTCCCGGAACACCACTCCGGATGAGTACCTGACCACTGGGAGCTCCTGCCGCTTGCCACACGCCTGCAGCGCCAGCAATTACGCCTGCTGGACTGCTCGCGATGTTGACAGCGCCACTGGCTCCACCCTGCGTTGCATCTCCAGCGCCACCAGGCCCACTGAACAGGTCGAGGCCACCACCAGTAGCAGCAGCATGGGGGTTGGCCCCATCTTCACCGTCTCCACCGGTGCCTGCAACGACGGACGCAAGTGCGCCTGCAGCAGAGGTCCCTCCAGCATTCGTTGCATCCGCAGAACCACCATCACCAGCTCGCACTCGAGCAAGGCCCCCGATTGTACCTGCAATGGCCCCTGAGGCGTCGCTTCCTGTCTGCCCAGCAATCCTCAGCGGATTCCCCACAGAGCCCGTACCGACCGCCTGGTCGAGCCAGGTGATGCCTTCAACGGTGAGCGTTCGGGGCGATAGCATCGTGGTCGCGCCGACATCTCCACCGAATGTCGAACTGCCTTGGACTAGATTGGTCTGCCCAATCGCAACATCGAGTTCTGTGAAAATCTCGTAGAGATGGTCAGCCCAGTTCCGCTCACCAGACGCCGGGATGTGCCAGTCGTAGTTTGCGGTCTCTGCAGTCACTGAGACGAACGCAGAACTGGGCGCGCTCCTGGCCACTATCTCGGACTGATCGCTCGTCGGGTCTGGGTCCGTAGAGGTGACGACCAGGAAGAACAGATAACTGCCGATGACATCTGCGGTGAAGGTAGGCGCAGCCACGACAGCAGAAGATAGGGCCGCCGCAGACCCAGGGGGTGCGTACAGCAACGTCCACTGATACCCAGTGATCGCAAACCCATCGGCGTCGAACGAACCAACGGACCCAAGCGTTACCAACTGAGGCAAGGCTGATGCCGCAAAGCTCTGCGGGAGGGCTGTAACAACTGCTATGGGCGTCGCCATACTTTCCTCATCTACCGAATGAGAAGACCCGCCGCGATAACACGTGCGACCGTGGTATCACCAATGGGTACATTCGAGCTCGGGCTTGTCAAGTTCAGATCAAAGATGCCCGGGACAACCATGATCCGCTCAATTACTTCGTTCCTGATGACATCACTACCAATGGGCAAATAGTTGATGTACTGGCTGATGGCAGCCTTAGCCCTACTGGCAGCCGTGGACCGTACATATCCAGGCTTCATTGTGATGACAGCATCAATAGTGATGAATTGGGTGATGGGTGGTTTCACCAGGATATGCGCGCCGAACGCTCTCCATCCTGGGTAGAGTACGGGGCTGTCTGCCCGCCCATCCACTCGCCATTGGGTCTCAGCTATCAACCCTGTGTAATAACTGTAGCTTGCCGTGACCGTGTCAGCAGCCGTCAGGCCTATCGGAAATGACGTCTCAGACAAGTGGACTGCCCCAGTTCCAGGCATCAGGAAGTAGTCGTCGTCCCTTGTTTGCAATGTGCCATTGACGATCACTGAGATCGCCATCTCAGAGACTACAGGGTATCTTTGCAATTGAAGCCGGGTCTCGCCGCCTGTAGCGACAGCCACCACCGTCTCGCCGGAAGCTGGCTGTATGGCACCAGCCGCTACAGTACCAGTCCCGTCATCAATATACAGGATGCCCCGGCCCGGCTGGTCATCTCGCTCAACAGCTTTTGCGCTGAGCACGCGTTGACCTGAGGAGAGTTCCACCTGCAGAGCAAGCGCCTCAAAGGCCTTCGGTGTACATAGCGGAAGGCTCCGTATGTAGTTCTTGATCCGCTCTCGGAAGCTCCCATCCGACTCAGTCTCTTCCCCGCCAATGAAGGGAACTGAGTTGGTCACTGAGTTTACACCAGGAGTCCGAGACAGGAGTTTGGTGAATGTCCCAGGCTCGCTGTTTGTGTCGCTCCCTGTCTGTTCCGCGACAGCCGTCACAAATCCAGATGTAGTAGCCCCGTCCGCAATGGTCCCAACCACCGTCGTGACGGCCGCGATCCGCCTGCCGCCCCCACTGCGCTGTACTCGTGTCCCTGCTGCGATAGTGATGACGCCGCTCGAGGACGACCTCACAAACTCAAGAGATCCCTGGGCTGCACGCCCAGTAGTACGTGGCGGGAGGTTTCCACCCAAGACCGCGCCATAGTCAGCCGCCCGCTCATCCAGGTCATTACGCTCGGCTCGATCAATTGAGAACAGATCGAGAAGCGAGAGAATCTTGATGGCGTTCTGTTCGTCGCCTGCAGCCGCGGCCGACAGGATGGCTCGCAGCATCGAGGCATCACGGGTGTCATTCAATGTCGTGCGGGCTACGACCCGATTCAACATGGCCTGCTCACGCTCGCCACGAAATAGTATCCGAGGATTACGAATCGTCATGCCAGTGCCCGCTGAATTTTGATTGGTCCGGAAGCGAACGTGTCAACGTCGAACTCGATGATTGTTCCGGTTGCCTGCTCGATGGCGCTCTCGTTCCGGATTCTCCGAACAGCACTCTCCCCCAAGAGAGCCTCACGCAGACTCAATACTAGCAGTATGCTCTGCTCTGGAAGATTCTGGCTTCCGATGCGGTATACCACACCGATACTCGGGAATAGCACAAAGTCACCACGCTCTGTCTTCAGGACAATCTTGTCGAGGCGCTGCACAAAGCAATCGAAGCCCTCAATGTTTGAGTAGTCCAAGTTTGCAGACCCTGTGTCAATCTGCAAATCAATGGCTCCTCCCACCTCACTGATTTTCAAGTCTACACCGAATATGCGATTCTCGATATTTCGGTTCAACTCTGGGAGGTCATCGACTGTAATTGAAAATGGAATCGACGGGCCGCCCCCAATCGTGGGCAGCCGGATGATATCTCCCACGTCTGCTGAACCCTCTCCAGGTCCAATGAACGGTGGGTGGAGGTCGTTGGCGAGAACGATATCTAGCCATCGGTGTGCCGACCCAAACTGGCGGGCGGCAATCGACAGCAACGTCTCATTCTCAGAGAGGATGTACGGTAACCACCCCCTGTACTGGCGCATCCTAGACAACGTGCTGTCGATCTGAGTCACGCTGGCATCAAACGTCGGGATGGACCCGACCCGCAACCTCTGGCCGATGATAGATGCCGTGGCCGCACCATCTTCAGTACTTCCACCGTCTGGAGAAATCCAATCAGCATAGAGTTGAGCCGTCTCATCAGAGACGCCGACGTCCAATGCGATCTGACGACCCCAACGCTCCGCCCGAGTCCCTCGAGCACTGACACTAGTCGAGATACCCTGGAGGATGTACAGAGCGTCCCCCATGGGAACGAGCGTGTCGTATGCCGTCTGTGCAGCACCCGTATCATCTCCAGAGGAATGAAGATTCTGCTCAAATAGGGCAAGGGTCGAATCAAACAACTGAGTGATGCGGTCAAAAGCAGGGAAATTAAAGCCATCCCAGTTCTCGACCTCGGCTAACCCATCTCCAATCTCATAGAGTAAGACCTCTAGAGATTCAGTCAGCGGGTCAATGAGCGAGAGGAATCTCCGCGGTAGGCTCACGATGGCGCCAAGTTGTGCTGTTGCAATGGTGACAGTGTCTACATACCCGCTGACCGTCCCAACTAGGTCTGAAACAAACCCGAATACACCAGTCTCGAACAACGAGACAGGGCCATCCCCCTCGTCGAGTTTACGGAAAGCCTGCAATTGGAATTGGTATGCCGGAGAACCAATCCTGGTTTGCTTGTTCTTCATCATTCCAAACGATTTCGGAACGACAGCAAAATGGTCCCCATAAGCAAACGCATGGAAGCGGAGTTCTACTTGTTGCCCGTTCCGGCGGAGCTCCTGGTAATCATCAATGAAACCCTCGAACTCAAGGAACTGCTCTTTCCCTGTCAAGACAGCTTTCTCGCCATATCGATTGTGAGCAACACGAGCTTTGGCGCCGAATCGGCCGGACATCGTCAGGTTCTGTACTGCCGCTCCGACATCGTCTGTGAACACAATTCCTTGAGCAGGCTGAACCGACACCGCCCCAGGACGGCTCCATTGATAGGACTCAGGATTGATGTAGAGCAAGAAGAGGGTGCGCTCTTGCAGAGAAGGTGCGGTGGCTGGATTGGAGATCTGCCCAAACGGAGAATTGGATCCCTTTTTGGGATCAATCGGGACAATCTCAAAAGCAAAAGCCAGGTTGATTGAGTCCAGCGGGTCTAGTACAAATTGTGGCATGACCTCCCTCTTTCTGGGCGCATTCTAACGGCTATCGACTATCTCCGCATCTTTGGCTAGGCAATCCTCTTATGCTGTAGGACCATTCTGTTAATTCCGAGGTACTTCCCTGTAGTAGTCTTGGTAGTGACGCTGATGAACGGTCTCAGGTAACTGTTGGCAAGATAACTACTCTTCGTGGCTACCAACGTTTCATTTATGTAGAATTTGACTTGGCCGGCAGCATAATCGTGATGGACGACCATTCGATACCAAGTGCTCGTAGTTACTGCTACTCCTGTATTTGTAGTCGAGGTGCTTGTCCCGTTGGAGACTACAGCTCTCCAGTTAGTATCCGTAACAGACGAGAACCTAAAGGCAGACGTATCATAAGTCGAACCAAGCGAGGACGGGGTGTCATTCTGAGATGGCATGTTGTAGCACAACCCAACCCAGACTCTGATGCTAGAGAGTGAAGTGTGCATCCGAATGTCGGCAAAGTAGAAAAGGTTGCTTTGGTCGTCGAAAAGTGTGGAATCAGAATCAGTGATAGTCGCCGCATTATTGGTTACCGATGACGTACCAATCCGATAATAAAAAGTATCCTTTGCTGTATCTGTCGCCCCAAGAGTCGAACTAGCGGAAACTGTTGGCCAGTCCAAACCACCGCCCCCATTAATAGCAGTGGATCCGGGCTCAGCCCACCAAGACCCAGTCCACTTCGGGACCATCTCAAATCCGTCCGTATGAGTGTTGCCATCAGCGTACAGCGTGCCGTCGACCTCGACGTCTCCCTCTACCAGGAGGTCGAGAGAAGCTAAAGAGTGGCTACTAGCATGAGCATCGCTGTCGCTAATCCTAGTAAGCCCAGTCTCGTCTATAGAGAGCCTGAGAGTTCCAGTGGTAGTTGTCGTGTTAGCCGTTGTGTAGAGTCTTACATCTGTAGCGGCATTGAAGGCCGTGGTTCCTCCACCAATGCACAAGTAATTCTTAGAGCCGTTGGAGTATCCATAAAACACGGCCATGTCTTGTTCAGCGGTCAGGTAGTGCCCTATAGCTATTCGTCCACTTTTGGATGAGGAATTGGTCCTGTTGCTTTGGATACGTATATGTGCTGCCGTAGCAGATTCTACAATATCCAAAGCAACATCAGGAACTAAGGTCCCGATTCCCCATCGATTAGCAGTCTCGGCATATGTAGATTCTGACCCGAAGTAGATGTTTCCCTTCGTTGCATGGGTGGTGCTCTCTAGTTGCAGGTCTCCGTAGGATGTGGTGTTTCCTGATAGCGTAGTGCCTAGCATGTTGGCCCCGCCCTCAAGCCAGGCCATCCCATTCACTTCGAGTTCAGACCCAACGACGACGTCACCGGAACCGGGCGAAGAAATTGCCGACGGGGCAGCAGTACCTAAGAGGATGTACCCGTCATCATAGATCCTCATGCGCAGGCTGCCGGCACCACCAGTGATAGTAGTGGTGGTGTAGAAGTTGAGTTGAGTAGCCGCGTGAAAGCTGGCGTCTCCGCCACCGTAAGTTATCGTGCTTGCAGTAGAACCAGAAGCTGCTCTGGCAATAAGCAGGGGAGCCTCGGCATTGGTGTAATGTCCAACCGAGAGGCTGCCTGTTTTGGTTGTGTTGTTAGTCTTGTTGGTTTGTATAACAAGCTGTTCGCTTTCAGCGGCATGTACAATGCTCGCGCCACCAACTACTGCAACTATTCCAGTTGCAGGCTGCAGCGACAGGTCTCCGGAACCGGTAGCGATGACGGCGTCTGTCTGGTCGTGCGCGAGGCTAATCCAGTCAGCAACAGAGGTCGCATCTGAACTCTGGATGAACAGCGTCGGGTTGGTCTGTGCGGCATGGGCGAAATCCGTACCCATGTCTACTGTCTCGCAGACAATAAACGTACGACTGGTGTTGCCAAGGCCAAGCAGTAGGGAATCGCTAGTTTGCCCGGTATCCCACTCAAGCGAGGCGTCAAAACCGCCACCAAATGATAGCTTTATGTCGTCCGCAACATTCACCGCGCCAGAGAAGTACGACGATCCGTACGCGAACAGGCTGTTGTCGAAGTACGCGATATTGTCGACTTCAAGCCTTCCATTTACGAAAAGCGAGCCCGTAACGCTGGTCAACGTGTGAGACGGTGATCCGGAGTCCCCTATCCTCACGTACCCCTCGGTAGCGTGAGATGTGCTGTTCAGCGACAAGATGTTACTGGCGGCATCACCGCCGTACAGAGTCTGCCCGCCAGTTCTTCCGGCTAACAGCGCGTAGTGCGTATGGACGTCGCCGACGGCGAGGTTGGTGAGCGCTGTGTTGTGGTCGAGTTGTCCGCCACCAGCGGCGTTGGTGTGGGTGTGCCCAGCAAGCGTGTAGTCGCTGATCGTCGGCTGACCAGACAAGGTCGGACTGCTGACGATGCCGACCGTGACTGAGCTCGCCCCGTTGGTGATATCGATCTCGTTAGCGGCGCCTGACAGCGTAGCCAACGCGAACACGTTCCCCGTCGTATTACCGATGAGCAACTGACCGTTGGTTACACCGCTGGCGTCGAGTTCCGTTCCACCATTCTCCAGAGGCAAGATGCCCGTGACGTCGGTAGTCAGATCGATCGCTGTAGAGACGCTGAGTAGTCCTGTACCTCCACCCGTCTTGACGAACCCATTGGTCGTCAGATCGGTCAGGAAATAGCTACCCTTAGACACGTTGGAGGTCGTGTGGAGAGTGAGGTCGTTCCCAGCGGCTGTCCCACCGATGAGGATTTGACCACCAACCCGACCAGCCAACAGCGCGTAGTGCGTATGGACGTCGCCTACTGCGAGGTTAGTGAGCGCCGTGTTGTGGTCGAGTTGTCCGCCACCAGCGGCGTTGGTGTGGGTGTGCCCAGCAAGCGTGTAGTCGCTGATCGTCGGCTGACCACCGAAGATGGGACTGCTGACGATGCCGACTGTGACCGACGACGCTCCGTTGACGATGTCGATCTCGTTTGCGGCACCAGACAACGTAGCCAACGCGAACACGTTCCCCGTCGTATTTCCGATGAGCAACTGACCGTTGGTGACACCGCTGGCGTCGAGTTCCGTTCCTCCGTTCTCCAGCGGGAGTATCCCCGTGACGTCTGCGGCCAGGTCCACCCCAGCAGATATGCTGAGCGTACCAGTCCCGCCGCTGGTCTTGACGAACCCATTGCTGGTCAAGTCCTCGAGGATGTAGTTGCCCTTGGTACCGTTAGATGTGGTCGAGAGCGTCAGATTTCCAGAGACAGCGTCATCTCCGGCCAGCGTGGTGGAGTTGAGGTTGGCGCCACCATCCAGCCAAACAGTCCCGTCTACTTCAACATCACCTTCCACGAGAAGGTCGTTGGCGGCTAAGCTGTGTGAACTCGCGTGTGAGACGCTGTCGCTGACTCTAGTGAGCCCAGTTTTGTCTATTGAGAGTCGGAGTGTTCCGGTCGTGGTTGCCGTATTCGCCGCCGTGTACACATACAGATGGGTGGCCGCGTTGAGGTCAGAATTCCCGCCTCCAATGGAGACGATGCTGTTCGACGAGTTAGACGTGCCACGAATCAGAGCCACATCATCATTCGCGTTTGTGTAGTGACCCTGGCTTATCTGAGAATACTTGTTAGTGAGGTTAGTGGTGTTTGTGCGCAACTTGATCTGGGTAGCCTGCAAGCCTCCGCGCACAATCTCCAATCCGACTCCCGAATCTGGAGTCAGGATTCCGACACCCCAGGAATCATTCGTCTCGTCGTAGGCTGATGCACTACCAAAGTAGATATGACCCTTCGTCCCAAAGTCGGACGTTGATCCCAACCACAAATCATCACTAGCAGCGGTACCGCCATAGAGCGCCTGTCCGCCAGCCCGTCCAGCCAACAGCGCGTAGTGCGTGTGGACGTCGCCTACTGCGAGGTTAGTGAGCGCCGTGTTGTGGTCGAGTTGACCACCACCAGCGGCGTTGGTGTGGGTGTGCCCAGCAAGCGTGTAGTCGCTGATTGTCGGCTGACCACTGAAGACAGGACTGCTGACGATACCTACCGTGACCGACGAAGCGCCGTTGACGATGTCTATTTCGTTGGCAGCACCAGACAGCGTTGCCAAGGCGAACACGTTGCCCGTCGTGTTTCCGATGAGCAACTGACCGTTGGTTACGCCCGAGGAGTCGATAGCTGTACCGCCGTGCGCAAGCGGGAGTACCCCCGCCTGAAGCAGGGCCATCGTCCCGTCAGTATCCTGGACCGTGACTGTCCGGGTCGTCAGGGTCGTAACGCCACTGATCTGGAAGGCAAGTTGAGCTGTGGTGTCACCGTCGTCTTGGATGAGGAACTGATCGTCCTGAAAGACCTGGGTCGGGGCGAGCCCGCCACCCGCGATGTTGCCGGGGATTTGGCCGCGCAGGTCCTGGGTCTGGATCAGTGTCCAAGTGTTCCCCAGATTGTAGAGCGCGTAGGCGGCGATCAGGAAGCCGGTACCACCGAAGTCCTCTGGAATCGTGAAGTTGGTGTACCTGGATCCATCAGCAATCACGTCAGCAGAACTGTTGTAGGACCCACTCGGTAGGTTCATGAACAACTGTGAGTTGCCGGAGCCACTTTTAGATGCCGAGGCCCAAATGACGACGTTGAAGTACTTCTTCAGCCCTACGCCCGCGCTGTCCTGCGTCAGGGTGTTGATGTTAGTGATCTGGTTGTAGGCCGTGCCAGGCTCGTTGACGACGTACAGCGGGTCGCTGGCGGCGTCCATATCCAGGGCAGGGAAGCTCTGAGTATGAAGTTGAAAGACTACGCCGGCCGTGCAGGAGAAGAACACGTCGTCGGGGGTCGGAGCGACATCGATAGTCAGGGTCGGGACGACACCGGAGTTCCAGATGGTACCCAGTGCCCGGAGCTTCTTGTTCAGATGACTAAGGTGACCGTTCCCGCTCGCTGGAGCGGACCCCATATGGTCGGTCCAGTTCTGGTGACTGAACGCGCCGTCGACCGCAAACGATGCGGCAGACTGGAGGATGACCTCACCGATGGGACAGAACGGGGTGGCCGGGAAACCTGCCGTGCTTTTGTTCAGTGTGATTACGCCTACCGCCTCGGTCAGGTAGATGTAGTTTTTCACCGGCACGGTATCTGTGCCAGCGGTCAACGCAAGTGTCGCGATCGGAGTGGCGTCGAACGTGTAGTCAACCCCAGCAAACCTACAGGTGATATCAGTGGCGCCATCACCTTCGAGGTTCGCGTAGATCGTCCCGGCAGCCTCGGTAAAGGCCAGCGAAATGGTCTCGAGCACCGAGCCGTTCCAGAAGTTCTGCGGGAACGAATCGTGGATGGAGTCGTCGGCTATGTGTGAGTCGACCTGGGCGTGCGTGTTGGTTCCTTTCGACGTCAGAACGGTGTGGTCGATCTGACTTCCGCCAGCGACGTTGGAATGGTCATGCCCGGCAAGCGTGTAGTCGCTGATTGTCGGCTGACCACTGAAGACAGGACTGCTGACGATACCTACCGTGACCGACGATGCACCGTTGACGATGTCAATCTCGTTGGCAGCACCAGACAGAGTCGCCAATGCGAACACGTTCCCTGTCGTATTACCAATGAGCAACTGACCGTTGGTGACACCGCTGGCGTCGAGTTCAGTCCCGCCATTCTCCAGGGGCAAGATGCCCGTGACGTCGGTAGTCAGGTCAACACTGGCTGAGACTGACAAGGCGCCGGTACCCGACGAGGTCTTCACAAACCCGTTGGTCGTGAGTTCCGAGAACAGGTAGGAGCCCTTGGCTGCATTCGATGTCGTCTGCAGCGTGAGGTCATCTCCGGCACCTGTGCCGCCAATGATGACCTGGCCGCCGGCACGGCCGGCCCCGTGCACGTATTGAGTATGATCATCAACAGGAGCGACTAGACCAGTCAGATCGGCATGAACAGTCACACCACCGAAAGCGAGCTTGGTGATGAACGCCGACTCAATCGAAGTGACCGCTGCTGCACTCTCCTGAATGATGACCTTGGCTGCGAGCGCGCCGTGGTTCTCCTGGAGATGGGGTGGGAGGTCGACCGGAGCATCCGAGTCATTTGCTTGGTTCAGCGTGTAGTTGCCACGCCCGAATATCGAATAGATGTGGTCGTCGACACCGATGAAGATCCAATGGACGCCGTATCGATTCACGCCGAGGGCGGCCAGCACTCCAGACCCATCGTCGTACTGAGTGTTGTCGACCTGAGGGTCGGTGAAGACCGTCCAGTCGCCAGCACCATCACGATAGAAAGTGATGAGCGTGTCTGGGAAGACGCCTACCGACGTATCGAATGCTCGTGAGGTGATCTCATTCAGGCCAAGCCACCACGTACCTGCGGTGGCCGATAGATTGCGAACCCCAGTCGCTCCTACAATCCCGCCCGTCTGATGAGTCAGCCCGTCAACACCAATCATCCGCTCCGACAAGCGATGGGCAATGTTGCCAACACGTTCCCGGCGATCTGTTGGATGTAGGTTAGTCCCTGCTCGATGGACGGACCCGAGCACCACGTTCATGTTGTGGTTTGTGGGCTCTGTTGCCGCAGAAACTATCCGGGGGACGCCAGCATTGTACTCGACGTAGACGTAGTTGAGAGAGTTGTCGACGAGATTGACTAGGGTGCCGCTCTCCGCTGAGAAACTGAAGGCCAAGACCTCTGCGGTATCAGAGTCTGTCGCTCGGATGAATCCTACGCCGGCCGACACGCTGATGGTCCCGTCACCATCGTCGGTGATAACCCCTCCGCTGACGATGCCCGCGGAGAGGGTGATGTCAAAGACCTCTTGGACGGTGTTGAACTGAGGACCATTGAGCGCAGCCACGCGAATTGAGGAGGCGTTGCCGAGTTGTTCAAGGGCAGTCTGGACGTTGGTGGCTGTAACCTCATCGAAGGCGTCTGAGGAGACGTCAGAGGCTGTGACGGAGTCAGTGAGAGACCTCAGTTGCTTGGCGACCGACTGCCACCACTCTTCCAGACGATCGTAGTTCTGCGTACGCATGTGTGAGCGCAGCGCATCACCCTTCAAGGTGGCCGGATTGACGATATGCCCGTCGGTGACGAGTTGGTCCCGTATCGCAGTTCCTAGAACGTCAGAGTCGGTGGTCATTCGAGGTCTCCAATCTTCTCTAGGCGAGCTCGGAGTAACGGAACCAAATCAATCACTGTACTTCCACGGGTCAGAACAGGATTAGCCGTTTGACTGTCTGTAAGGCCTTCAACAACTTGCATCAGGTCGTAGATGATCTGGAGGAGTTCCTCCCCGTCCTTCTCGACGGAAATGCCAGACCCGCGGAGAGAGATGACTCCCTTCGCAGACTCGCTGGAGGTCTCCACCAATTGGACGGTCTTACCAGCCAGGGTTGAGACGGAAACACCGGACTTAGCGTTCTGTTCCAGCACCAACGAACTGGGGCCCACCCTCATCTGGACGGCAGCCCTATGTGAATCACTGATCACCCCGCAATTGCCTTGGGAGTCGAAGTATACCCGCCCTCCCCCGCTATGCCTCAGCAGCACACCATCACTAACTGCCTGGACTGAAAAAGTGCCGGAAGGGGAGACTACATCTACGGACTGGTGGTCGAGTACGGCCACTGTCACTTTGGTAGCGACGCTCCCTTTTGAGTGCCGGATGTCTAGGAAGGGCGCCCCCGATTCGCTCACACCAACTGCAGTGCCTTGATGCAGCAGTCGATGTAGCCGGCCCTCTCGGCTCTTAGGGGTCAGTTTGCTTTGGCTATGCCCAAGGGTACCCATGACGATGGGGTCAGTGTTGTTACCCCGTACGTACCCTACGATGACTTGTTCTCCGTCCAGGTCATCCAAGCGCGATAATTTTGACGTGTCCGGATTGAACCCGATCTGCACAGACCCTTCTGGGTCTGCCATGTCTCTTGTGCTCGGGACAGGTATCCATCTGGGCCACTGAGAATTGACACCAGACCCCTTCTGCATCACCGGAACATTCCGGTGGAGTTGACGCGAGACAACGAGGAGGACGTCACACTCGACATCGGACCCCGTCTTGTTGCTCGGATGGCCTGGCAGGTAGGTGTTGAGTACGATACCCAACTCCAGAACATGACGGGCCCGGTCATATCCGTCAGTGGGTACTCGACGTCTCACAGGTCCCTCGCTATCGAAGAGTTTGCTCTGATGTGTAAGGTACTCTCTCTAACTACCCCATCTGGGCTGGGGCTCGGGACTACCTGGTCTTCATTAGGGTCGAGATCGCTGGAGAACCCGGCGTCGATATGTGTGAGGTAGATTACCCGCGGGAGGAAGGTGCCGTACTCATCGAATGAATCATCACCGTCATCGACGTGCTGTTCGTGGAACTTCAGATAGGCGTTGTACAACTTGCGAACTTTGGGGTGTATGACGACGTCCCTCGTCGTTTCTACCCCCTCTTCGTCCACGCTGGTTATCGACCGTGTAACCAACTCGCCGTCAGCATCTAGAACTGTAGACCGGACCGCCTCCAGGGCGTACCACAGGTCAGTCCCAAGAGTTGATACTTGCAGTGGATGATCTGCGGCTGACGAGAACGTTACCCGACTTTGGAGAGCAGTCGCCATAGTTTGATATAGCGTCTCGGAAATGAACCCTTCCGGCAACCCTAAAGATTCGCTCAAGAAGTCATCTGAGCCAGTAGCCGTTTCGAGTGCTTCCAGTGTGAGCAAATCATCACTATCTTCCGCTACATCAACCTGGTCTCTGGCCGCTGGCCCGTCCAAGACGGTATCCTCATCTCTGTGGATTGATGCCGTCTCCTGGTCTATGGAGGACACAAAGCTCACGACATCGGACTCGCGGACACGCTCGTCGACTTCACCCCATATGCTGTCTGATATTGAGCCAGAGCCGTACACAGTTGGCGTCATCTTCAACCGGAATGAGAGCGCATGGTTGAATCGGTACATCGATCCGTCGGCATCTGGACCTGCCGGCGACAGTGTTACGGAAGGATTTGGATTGACTCCAGTAGCCTGATTGTAAGCCGGAGGCCGGTACGCTCCTGTGAACTCAAAGTACTCGCGGAAAGTGCTCAAAGGACGACCAAGCCCGCCCCTCTCAGCCGGGCCCGACCACGCGGCTTGAAGTAGCAACAAGGCAGGCAAGATGTTGGGGTAGTAACTCGGAGGCGGGATAGCAAACATCGTCCGCTCGTCATCCGAATCGTACCAGAAGGGCTCAACGCCCGCTTCCGCGAGCTCCTGGACCTTCCTTGGGTCGCGTAGGTACGTCAGGTCTGCTACATCGGCTATCTCGACCCCATTCTCCCAGAGGAGATTCTGGTACACGCCCGTATCCACCATATCAAGCCCGACAGGAATCCCATACAAGACTTGCTGCGACCCTACAAACGAAGATGTGCGATCGGTGTAGAGAGATACCCCATCTAAACTCCATCCCTCCGCTGCATTTATATGCGCGGCGTTACCAACGAGAGAACTGATAGGGCCGGAGAGATTGCGGGGGCCTGTGTAGGCCAGCAACTCCGCTGAAATCCTCTGGACGTCGCCCTCCCAAGAGTCCACATGACCACCTACTTCCATCCCGAGAGGGACTCGAGGAGGACCTGCTGAAGGTTCCGCGGGGACTGCTACCATATGATACGGCGGTGTGCCCCATCCCCAATCGGACTCGACATGCCCATCGGGGTCAGTGTGCGTGGTAGGTGGGATTGAGCGATGTGGGAAGATGGCCATCCGACGAAGTTCCGACGACTCTAGCAACAAACGGAGAGACTCCTTTTGGGCCTTCGTATGATCTCTGGGCTTACCTTCTAGGTCGATAGCAATCGCTAAATCGTTCGCGGCGGATCCAGCGCTCCACGCCTCTTTATTGAGCGGAAGGAATTGGACAATGAAGCCCTCTAGCGAAATCAGGAAATGAGTTGTTAATGAGAGAGGCACCTCGTGAGAGATCCAATTGTTGGTGAACAAATTGGCAATCGCCGTCAGGGCTTCGTCGTATTCATGATTACGCATGAACGTGTTGAATCGACGCGTCCCCCTCCCACGCCCGTACGTAGTAGTTGCTGTAGAATGCAGCACAACGGCGATTGGATTATCGCCCCCGAAACTGCTCGAACCTAAGAACCCCAAAATGTCGAGGTCGACATACGTGAGTTGTGTTTGTTCCTCCGCCTCATGTGACGTATCAATCAGCGTGGCTTCACTCAACTCATCGTCGGCATGGTAGAAGTAGCCTTCTGCATCCTCATCCCCAGTTCCGAGAGCACCTCCGTCGCCCTCGAAGTACGCAACATAGGCCGTCCCAAACATGTTGTCGTTCAAGGTTTCTCTGGTCGAGTATCTTGGCGGGCAGTTCTCAGCTCGGGCAGACCACATATCCACGAGTGTCGAGACCAGAGACGCGTCAGAGGTTTGGTACTCCAACGGCTGTCGATTGATCTCCCAACCAGATTCAAAGTCGATATTGCTCGACTCCCGGTCGAATTGGCTTGGGTCATTCCAAGTACGGTGGTCCAGGGCTGCAGCTTCCAGGAGGGTCTTCACGTCTCGTGGAGGTGGCATAGGAAGCGGGTAATTGTTGGAGACGTCCCACTCCAACAGGTCATGGTGTTCGCCGCGATGAACCGTCCCGTTAATTCCAGTGATGCCGCGAGATATCGTGAGGTTGGTTGACGCCTTACTCTCTCCCTGAGCACCCTTAGACCACTGCCAGGTTACGCCGTTAATGTAGTACTCTGTGAACCCACCATCGTCTTCCTTGACCCAGAAGCGTTCACCTACTTCTGCCCGCTCGAGGTATGGCAGGCTCGCTGTACCTTTCAGGAACGAAGGCCCGAGCGAGTACCAGGAATACAACTGGGCCAGCCAGTAACTCGCTGGGATGATCCAGATTTCTGCCGTCGCATCAGCGTGGTAGCCAGTGTAATAGGTGGTCGCCTCAAAGCGCTTGAGCCCATATCTCTGGATGGAATCCAAATCCAAGATGGGCGCACCATCATCATAGCCATCCCCCATCATAAAGACCTGGTCTTGATGAAGTAACGGCGTCCCATCGGCGAACAACATCCAATAATTGTACCGAGCTTGCTCGTCCCGAGAAACGCTAATGGCTGACAAGTCGCGCCCGGACACCGCAACACCCAGAATGTCTTCCCACTGTTGGGAAGCGATATAGATCTCGCGGGACCCGCGTGCTCGATTACGAACTGACCTTATCGCTGCCGCGATGGAATCGGTTTCTAGAGGACTCGGCCGAAGTGCGTAGGCCGGGAATGGTCGCTCTCGGAATTGGATTTCCGGACGGCCCGTAGCTTTGTTGATCGTGAAGAAGAACTCGTTGAAGGACGGGTTACTGTACTGGCGGATCAAATCCCAAAGACGCCCACCATCAGATGTCGACAGGATTGAATCGTCGAAGAAGATGCCCTTCATCCCCGGCAGACTGAGCGCCGTTGCCTGTGGACCATAGATAAAGTCAACGAGTTCTGTGTACTGGTTATCGGTCAGCACAGCCCCAGTGCGGAGGATGTCTGGCCCAGCAGAAGTTGGGAGGCTGAAGCGCTGTATGGATGACACTCCCCTCTCCAGGAAGACCGTGTAGATGAACTTGACGTACGAAGCTGGATTCCCCCCCAGTCCCTCCGCAGCAGCAAGTTCCATCCCATCCACAAAGTCTCGGCTCAGGAGAGGGGCGGCGGGGGTAATGACCCCAAGTTGTTCCGTCCGCATCGACAGGAACGGATTGAAGTAGACAGCGTAGTCCAGGAACACGCCCGAGTGGTCACGTCCAGAAATCGCATGGATGCGTTTACGAGCTCCCGCGCCTGTGGACGCCACTTTGCGTGAGACGATGTCGATTCTCCCCCACACTAACGTTCGGAATCGCATCGCCGGGCCCGTCTGAGCTTCAATGCGAACCCAGGAGCCTAACTGTAGTATAGAGATGAACGGGAACTCTGGGACGAGAGCCAAGCTCCACGCACCTCCAACATCCGTCTTACGAGAAACTCGCATGTTGACGAGGTACTTGCTGACATCGATGGGCCGCTCTTCGTCAAACGGGTAGACGTAGGCGCGGACTTGAGAGGTACGAAGCGTTCCCATATCAACCTAACGAGTAGCAGGTGCTGAGGATTTGTGAAGTTCGTCAGCCTGTTCGGCCGTAACTGCACCTACAAATTCCAGAGATTCGGCCGTTATACCCACGAGCATGCCGCTCAATGCCGGGAGAAATTGCTCAACGATCTCGGTGAATGCGATGCCTACCGCCGCACTACTTGCCTGCAGGGTAATTAAGCTACGTGACAACGTCTCTACGCTATCAGCCAGAGGAGCCCCGGCGGCAATTTGGGCGCCTTCAACATTGGCTTCGACCATTTGACCCCGCGAGATCTGTGCTTCGTACTGAGCACCAGCGGGCGCACCACCCATCTCTCCAGCCAAAAAGTTCTCAGATATCCCGATGCTCCCAACCCCAGCCCGAGATGCAATTAAGCCGCCCATCGGGCCGAGACCGGACATTCGTAAGCGGATCGCTTCCATGAGGTCAGGGTCACGCTGCTCAAGGAGCCTCATGATGCTGAGATAGTCAGTGACGCCGATGTCTTTGGCTGCTCCCCAGATGAGGCTCTGCATCATCGGGTCCATGCCGCCCTGAGAGGCTCGGCCCATCACGTTGGACATGCCTTGCATAGCCGTGAGTCCACGGGTCCCCTCAAGGCCAGAGAACGCACTGTACTCCCCAAGGTTGGTCGTCAATCCTTCTAGGTTGAAGTCGACGCCAGAATCCCCAATACCTCCGAGCATACTTCCAAACCCGGAAGCCAATTGAGACGCCATTTGAGGAGGCATCCCTAATCCTTGAGATGTGCGCATTAGGGCAGTGAGTGCAGAAAAGGCGTTCGCTTCACCTCCGCCACCACCACCGAGACGCCCCAGTCCCATCATTCCGGTGATGCCTTGCTCTCCAATCCCGCTGCGCAACATGTTCAGGAATTCTACGCCTCCAGACTCAAGGCCCCCAAAGTTAGTTCCTGAGGCCTGCGCTAATTGGCTAATGGCTTGGATACCAGACGATGGGTCATACCCCTGCTGTTCCATGAGGCTGAAGATGTCACCATCAACTCCAGCGCGCCCTCTCGGCATCGTCAAATTACTAGCCATTCCCAGAAATGGGGCTGCCTGGTATACGGAACTTTCATACCCGGCATACTTCCCATAGACCTGTTGGGCGTTCTCCATGCCAGAGATAAGCACCGCCTCCGCCATGGGGCCGGCGACCTCCGCAAACCTCCGCATGAACCCTCCTGCTGCACTGATGAGCGGGATGTTCAGGTCAGAAATTAGACCCGCCAGCCCGCCACCAGCGGTACCAGCTATAGACCCTATGGCCCCGACCACCGGAGCGATAGCCCCGATGGGGTTCGTCGCATCACCTGTAGCGAGGTTTTGGTAGGCGTTCCCCATGCCTTGGCCGGCCCACCCATAGTTGATGTCTTTGCCTCCAGCCCAGCCTCTGAGTCGGCCGAGCGGAGAATTAGCGCGGGCTTCAAGGCGAAGCGCTTCTGCTTCCTCTTTCCGCGTTTCATCCTCGACCATGATTTTGGCCTGGGCTTTGCGCTCAGCGGTAATGTTCCTAACGTTTGCAGCGTCAGAACTCGCTATGGTCGCTCTTGTCCTTTCCTCGGCCGCCTTAGCGTACAAGAAGTCTTGGTCCTTGCGGCTTAGCGAGATGTCATCCCGGATAACGAGACTCTTCGCCTGCCCTTCGGCCTTATCTAACGTTTTAGCTTCACGCATCTTTCGGAGGGATTCAGACTCTGTTCTCAAACTGATCTGCTTGCTGACGAGGTTAGCGCCCTCAAGTTGAGAAGCGAGCTCAGAGGCGGCTTTCTGAGCAGGAGTAGCCGTGCTCTTCTTAGCCTCTTTGTCATGTATCTGAATGAGTTCCTTGGTATATCGGACCTCTTCTTTGATCCCAGAGACCCTAGTCTTCTGCGTCTCAATGGACCTGACTGAGGCGATGTCATAAGCCTCGTAGCGACGCGTGAGACCCTCGAGGCTCTTCTGTAATCCAGTCGTGACGCCTTTTTGGACTAGGCCTAGTTGAGTCCATCCCCGTGCGCTTCGGTTCAAGACTCTGGCGTTTTCTGTATGTGAACGAGCCAGACTTGTCAGTTCGTTGTTTTGTGCTCGAAGGGAGTCTTTGAGTTGTTCTGAACCAGACTTCAGTTTTGCGGAGGCTTTATCGCCAGCCGTCTGAGCCATGTTGAATGCGAAACGCGCGTCGGCGGCCCACTCGCGCCATTGAGAACTCTCAATTGTAAAACCGACTTTTACGTCACGCATTCAGCAACTCCAACGGATTCTGGAAGTCTGATCCCTCACCGAACTCCCGCATCACCCAATCGTCTGTATTCTCGTCGAAGTACGTCAAGTACGTCATCCCATCATCACGCTTCTCTTGCATGATATGGCCAGCCTCATCCTCGTAAAGGTAGAGGTTCCCTTCATGGATCAAGGGTACCACGCCTTCATTTAGACGTCGCTCTAGGAGCGAACGAAGATGGTCCGTAAAAGGCACATCCTCCCACAGCGAATTGCCACGAGATGGTTGTGACCACTGGGTCTCCCACCAAAGGCGCACTTGACTTGTAAGTGTATTCGACCGCTGGCGAACACCATCTAGAATGGTCTGCAGCGGATTGGGTGGCTTACCTGTTTTAGTCGGGCTCCGACCCCCAAAAAGTGGCCTCATGAGAGGCCGCCTCCTGGTAGATAAGCTCAAGGACCTTGGAGTCCTCGAAGGATTGCGGCTCGAACCAGTCCGGCTTTTCGCTCAGAGAGACGGACAGATGAGCGATCTTCTCGGCTGTGACTTGAGTGCCGCCGTCCAATGTAGTCGCGCTCGCTCCGGCAAGGAGTTGGGACTTTACGGAGCCGACGGTGATGTTCATCCGAGGAGTCAGGATGTCGTTGACGAACGTCCCCTTCAACTGACGCTCGAGGAATTTGGACCAGACGTCGATCTTGAAGCTCTTGTAACGCCCGACCGGTTCAGCCGCCGCCGGCTTCTCGTTGATGAGTGCTTCCTCCTGGACCTCGCGAACAACTTCAGGGCTCTCAGGAGGACTTAGGACGGCGACTTTTGACATCAGTTAGCCTCTCAGATTCGGCTGCGTCTCAAGCTTGGAGTAACGGGCCTGACCTGAGATATTGCGTGCGGCGAGACTGCGCCCTTCTACGTTGAAGGACAACTGGCCCACCTTGACCCCGTTGAGTGCATGTACGACTTCATCCTCGACCGTGTCAAGGACATGCATGCTGAGCTCACGCCCACCACGAGTCAATTCGTCGAAGCTCTGGAACCAGACCTCGCCGAATTCGTTCTGGTTGTAGACACGCACCATGCGCGCGCTCCAACTGCAACGAAGGCCTGTGGTCACCAACTCTTCAGCAACGATGGTGTCGATCGGCTCGACCGCCTCGATGGAGATGTCCAACGACACGTCGAGGCCAGTCACGTAACCGATCTTGACGTTATTTACCAAGAGCCGGGCGCGCGCTCCCGTGATAACTCGGCCACGAGGACCTTCAGACAAAGACGTAGCCATTGCTCACTCCCTACTAGGCGGCTGCCGAAGTTTCGAAGAGGTGCGTGGTGAGGACCACAAAGTTGCGAGGCAGCGCCGGAGCTACACCGTACGCGACTGCGACCTGCGTCCCGGACGCGGCGACAGTGACATTCTCGAAGTCAGAGATCAGTTTCGACGAGACCTGAGCCTCGAGGAGGTCCTCAGTAAGCCGTTTGATGGCCGCTGGTGAGGTGTCCACATCCGCCTGGCCGACGATCCGTTCATCGAGTTCATTGCGGAGGTTCTTGATGGATCCGTTCGCTGCGTCGTTCGCCGAACTCTCCTGAAAAGCGTTGATGGTCCGCCTGGTGTAGGTGGTAACCGTTCGCTGCCAGATGTATCCCATCGTGGGATGCGAGATGATGTTCGAGATGCCAGCCTTGATGAGTTCGCCGGCATCCACCGTCGAGTCGATAGTTGAGTGCTCACGCGTGGCCAAGATGTTGGCCCGCTTATGCGTCAGCGGAACGCCTCGTCTCACACTCGCCTGTGCGCCCATCTGGAGGGCCGCAGCGAATATCGGGGCGTACCAGGTCAGGTCCCCGTCGGAATTGCGGCGCTTAATCTCCTGGTACGACATGTTCATGTGGCGCGACGTCGAGAAAATCGCGGTGGCTGCTTTGAGTGCCGTCTTGGTAGTGCTAGCCGCTGCCCCAACGTAGATGGAACGGTCAGAACGACCTAGGGCGCCAGCCATAAAGATGGCGTGAGCTTCTGCGAAGGCATGCACGGCCGCGGAACTGCTCAGCACCCCGACGTAGTCCAACTCAGTTGATTTCAGCAGCGTGAAGGCTGAGTCGTAATCGGCTGCCGTCGCGGTCGCGTCGGACCCGCCAGATAGGTACTGAGGCGTAGCCAGCACCGAGAGTTCCCCTGTACCACCGCTGACACGTACCGCGGTGATCAACGCAGAGTTGGTGTTGATCCACTCGATGGCGGCCGTCAGGTCTGCTGTGAAGCCGACCGTGGCCGACTTGATGACGGCCCCAGCAAGGTAGTCAGCCTCCGAAAGCACGCGGGTACCGATGTCGGTGGCGAGCAGCACAAGCGTGAACCCGGGCTTCGAGTTCACGTAGGCGTCCAGGACGTCGAAGTCGTCGAAGCCGTTGGCGAGCAGCGCTGTGAACGACCGGCCCGAGAAGGTCACGGTGCGAGCGTTCTCGACTGCGCCCAACTCAATCTGGCTGACTGTCTTCCAGAGGTTGGTGGTCGTCACAGTGGCTGGTGCCGCTCCACCTAGGACAATGACTTCGTTGGCAACCGTACCGACGCTAGTGACCCCGCGGATCACTACATTCTTGACTGAACCTCCGGCATCGACTGCAAGGGTGAGGGCGCCATCGACGCTCAGGTCGGTGAGGTACAGAATGCCGGCCTCGAGGTAGAGCCCAGCGTACTGGTCGATACCAGTTCCGATGCTGACAGCAACTGTCGTTGCAGAGTCCTCGACTGTGACCGTACCGAGGGTTTCTCCAGTGATGACCACCGAGGAGATCTTGGTGTACAAACCGACCGTTGGGACCTTGGTCGTCCCATTCAGAGTCACCACTTCTGACAGCGGAGTGCCAAGAGCGGAGCGTCCGCGGATACTGACCAACTGCCCGATGTCTGCCACATTGTTGGTGGACTTGACTCGCAGAACTCCAGCCACATGAACGGCCGCAAGGTCGGCAGCGTGAGTGACGACGACGTTGGGGGCGCCCTGCTGGTCACTGACTGAAACGATTCCGCCGGTGAGAGCATCGAAGGAGACGCCAGTCACCTCGTCCATCGCTACGGAGCCGAGGACTGGAGTGACTCCTTGGAGCGTAAGTTGCTCAGAGACGGCCACACCACCACTGATCCCGTAGACGGTGGCCACCTGGTAGTCGTCGTAGGCATGGGCCGAGACGACTCGAGGGGCGTCCGTCGCGGTATAGCCAGCAACGACCTCAAGGTCGAGTCCGATGTTGGTGAACGTCTGCTCGCAGAACATCCCCGTGGCATCGACAGTCGCGGTCATCGTGGTGGCGCTACCTGCATACGCGAGGCTGAAGAGGTCCTCGCCGCCGAGGTCGTCCACGTTCTCTGACACGCCATCCAGGGCAATGGTCAGATTGATGCCATTGTTCGTCCCGGCAACGATGTTGACGCTGACGCGCTCCGAAAATGACCCGTACCCTGTGCTGGTGACCGTCATGGCCGGACCAGAGGCCGAGTTGAAGGTGTGAACGCTCTGGGTATCGCTGTTGACCTTGACTACCAAGAGGGTAGAAGGTCGTCCCTGGATACGGTCATCGCGTACAGCGTCGTACACGATTTCCGCAGCTTCTAGGATGTCGCCAGATCGGAACGTGGCGCGCACCTGGTCGAGACTGTTGAATGTCAGAACGGTTTGAGGCTCGCCATCTTCAGCGGTGCCAACCAAACACGGAATGCCAGCAGTAACAATTCCCGGGGTCTGGGCTCGACTGACGTCAGTCTTGTTATAAACCCCCGGGACCACAACTTCCTGACCGTCTACCGTAACTCCAGACGCCATGCTTATCCTCTGCTCTAAACCGGCTCAGCCATGATTCGATTCCAGATCGCCCACCACTCGCGCTCTGTACGCCAGCGACGCGGTTCTGAAGTGGCCGATGACAAGGCTTTTGAAGCTCCCGGTATGAGATTACGCATTGCAGCAAACTGTGTTGCTGTGAATCGCTGTGTCAAATTCCGATGGACCGGCTTTGCGCCCACTCGAGGAGCAGGAACTGTTGCTGGTGCCACAGTCTTGCTCTTTTGAGCTTTGTTCTTGCTGGCTTGGCGTGTCGACTCCGCCATTGGTCACCTCAAGCTGTATCGCGTGTAGTGTCGCACAAACTTTTGAGCAGAGCAATTCGGTGTGACTTATGACTCTTCTTCTCCCATCAGAACTGTATCGATGGATACCGACCCGACCGTTATCTGCTCACGAGTCAAATTCTCTTGGATGTACAAGTCGATGTACGTTAACAGCGGCGCCTCTTTAGCAAAGACTTGGCGTGTCCGGAAGGAGAGCGTCAACTCCCGCATGTACACCAACTCCGCCTTGTCGCCGTCCAAGGTCTCGATGTCTGCGCCCGAAAGGCGTGGGATATCAATCCCCAGTCTGGCTAAGATAGTCCTGGATTGAATCAGGATGAACTTCACCAGTTCGTACCAGTACGTGGTGACGTCTGGGTTTTGAGTCACAATCAACAGGGTTATCACCGTGTTGAAGCCTACCGTGTGGACATCGATATGCCCCCACCCAGAGTCCCCGTAGGTGTCTTCGCCGATGGTCGCGTAGTGGTCGAGGAGAGCCTCATCTTGAGCCGTCTCCTCTTTCCCGAGGATGATCGCCAACGTGGGCAAGTCGGCTAAGCTCTTAGGGAAGTTGTGGACCACCTTCAGCGGTCTCTCTCGAACCAATTGCTCTACTATGAGCAGTTCTGCTGCTTCCAGGAAGGGCATAGCACGGCGGACTGAGCTTTGGTTGGCAGGTTGGGCATAGTACTCGACCCCACCAGTCAGTATCAGCCCCAAAGCCCGCTGCGGGAGCGTACTCGATTCTGGCCAACTTGCATCAGCAGGGCGAGCCCTGGACCCCGGCAATGGGGGAACAAGGTCTTCTACATCAATGAAATCGGGGGCATCTGCCATCAGCCGAACAACTCCCGGAAAAGACGATTAGCTATACTGGACAGATTCTCGTCCACTCGTCTACCAGCAATCTCAAAAAACTTGTGAGCCTTGATGCCAGGATGCTGCCACGTGCCATCATTGGTGCGGAAGGTAATCCCGAATGGGCTCGCCATGTCTTTGCGGCTGCTACGAATGCGATACATGCTGTGCTGCATGCTGTGTTTGTGCCATGGGCGCTTCTTCCCGATGTCGGAAGCATTCACACGGCCTCTCCAATCTCCGACCTTCTCCTTCTCCCCTGACTGCGGGTTTCGCCTCGTGAACTGACGAACCTTCCATCCCGGCGCCTTACCCCCAGCTTTCCGGAAATGCACGCCCGGTGTGGTACGGAATTGTTTGTCCAGCATGCGCTTGAGGATTTTTGGATTGACGTAAGAGCCGCCATGCTTCTTCTTCTGCCAACCCTGAGTTTTTGGCCAGAAGAAGAAGGGGACAATATGCCCGTCCCCTTTCATGACGTGAGCTTCCTTCCCCTCCTCAATCCATGTGGGCAGCCCTTCGGCTAATTCAAGCTCAGCGCCTTCGGGAGTTATCTTGACCTCCGAGAGCCCATCGATATACCGATTCACTGTCCTGGATGAAAGGACGGTCCCAGCCTTCGCGATGACTTGTTCTCGGAAGAATGCTGTGAGCTCAATCGCGAGCACCGACCGGAATGCGTCACCCGTAGACACGACCCAATCAATCGTTTTGACGAGTTCAGACATGTCTAAAGAGAAGGACAGCATCAGTCTTCATCCCCCTCGTTCACGACAAAGTCCACTCCCATCATGACGCTTCGAGGGAAGGCTATCAGATCTTCCGCCTTCGGGAGGTCCTTGTCTCGCTGAGTCCGGTAGTACTGTGGCTCGAGGCCTGTAACAACCCACACCGGATTCATGTTGTACTTGACTGAGAACCTATCCCCGACCGCGGGGCCATTCCCATTTGCAAACGACTTGGACATGTCCAACGTCCCATCGATTAGCACATCAAAGTCAGCGTGTTCTCGAAGTAGGAGCGTAGAATTATCACTGCGCCATACTCGTAGCCGGATGATCCGCTCGACGACAGGAACAAGGCTGGACGTCTCGAGGTCTTCCAACGTTACGATCCGGGCAACTATCCGATATCTCAGCCGGAAGATAGGACCGGGCGTCTTCGTATTACGCTCGACCAATTCCTCAAACTCAACGGAGGCATCCAGCATGGTCACACGGTCCCGAAATCCAATGGGATATTCAGGACGGACTGTGCACCTGGCCACACCGCGATACCAGATCCCAAAGTCATTCATTGGGTCCACATCGACGGTGACATTCTCGATAACGCCCCTGATCTCTCTGGCGTCGAAGTACTCCCGCCCACTGCCACTGCACACTGCGCAGAACGGGTTAGGCTGGTCAGTCTGACTGTTGATCCTGCAGCCGCACCGCATGGACTGCTGCCATAAGACACGCTGCCCATGGTTAGCTATGAGTGCGTTGAAGCGCTTCAGCAGGAAGTGAGCCCGCCCAGCTCGGGGAGCCTTGGGAGCTTTGGTGGTCTTCTGTCGAGCCGTCAGCAGTGCTGGATGTTGGGTCTCACCGTCTTGGTAGGTGTCGTCGCTCATGCAACCGCCAGAGGCACACCATGATAGTCGCGCCGGAGCATTTCAACGAGCGTCTTCAACTCGTTTTTGTAGTTGAGGATGCGCGCCCCAAAACCAGCGTTCGTCGGGGACGCCGTTGTCTCCAACTTCTGCCATAGGCGATTGACCCGGATCTCTTCGTTCGCGATACCCGGCCCGATGATGAGGTCACCGGCCGGATGCAAGATCTGGATTGCAGCCAACAGACTGATAGCGTGCAGGATGTCTGGGGGAATCTCGCCGACGGCAAAGCCCGCCGTATAGTCGATGTGGATCAAGTGCGGGACATAGCCCAGAATCCCCTGAACCAGCGGTAGGAGTATCTGGCCCTGCCCGAGGAACACCGTAGCGAGCGAGCCAGACCTCGGGATGATCTGGATGTGTCGCATCGGGTCGAAAGAGATCCACTCCGCCGGGAACCGAACTGCCTCCTGGCCGGACGGGAACTCGGCAGCTACACGCTCCACTGAGAGGATCGGGATATGGTCAGGCTGGAAGTAAGCCCAGTTCTTGTAGTTGTCGTGGATGTAGTCGTGTTCTTCATTGGTGAATGGCGTCGGGACGATGCACACGCCCCCGAGAAGCCGCTCCATGTATGCGATCGCATACCGAGATGCAGTCCTGTACATGGACGAAGGGAATTGGTTCCCATCCTCATCTTCGAGAGGAAGTCCGAACAGATAGTCCGACTTCAGCGATTGTTCGTTGACAGGGACGGTGTCATAAAAGTCAGTGGATCCACTCATGACACCTATTCTGCACTAGACGTAGCCGAGACGCAAAGTCCCCGCGTTGGCCGAAGTGGCCTCGACGTATACTGGGCGGAAGCCAGTGTCAATGATGAGTTCACCTCGGTCAACGATTCCCGTGGTGTTGTTGGCGAGAGCATACTCACCCTGGAAGACAATATTCTCGGGGGTTTCACGACCGTCGTAGGCGACAACGGAGTCCGTACGGACCCAGACATTCACGTCAATCGTGTCTGCCAGAGTCGTTGCTTCCCACCACAGGGCAATCTTCCCAGAATAGTGAGCCCCATAGAAGTTGGGCACCCTCAACAGGTCTGGTACTGCCACGATGTCCGCCGTAGCACTGGTGAGCAGCGCGACGGTGGTGTACGTGCCGGCGTTGAAGACGGACCTGATGAAGTAGAGAGGCCCTGTCGTGTCAACTGTGGTTGGCTCCCACAGCGGAGGCAACGTGTAGGTCACCGTTTGAGCGCCAGCCGTCTTGTAGTCGGTGGTGCCGTCAACAACGGCCGCTAGGGCTGCCCAAGCAGTACCGTTCCAGTACTCCCACGTCACCGTGTACGTACCAATGCCGGCCTGGCCTACAATGAAGTTGACCGTCGAGAACTGGAACGGCGCCCCGTAGTAGTGAACGTCGTTCGCAGCAGGGACTGCGGGGAAGACGATCACGTCATCCACAGCCGCACTCGCGAGTTCAGCCGTGTAATGAGTGAAGGGCAAGGCCTCTGAAATGTCTTCCTGGATGGAGGCAGTGAGGGCACCGGTAGCGCCTGAGCCCGTCACTGCGATAGACGCAAGAGCAACACCATCGTCATCGAAGTACCGTGGCTGTCCAATGACCTGAGTGGTCACGACGGCATTGGCAAATCGATTGAAGATGCGTTGGGCTATGGTCCCGAGCGACTTGTTGTCACTCCGGTTTCGATTCCACCAAAAACGTGGACGGCTCATCTAGACCTCCAGGAGGTTGACGACCTCGTCCAAACGCTCCTTGGAGTCACCCACGTAATTGCACAGTCCTGTGAGGAGCACGCTTTTACGGGCGCGATCATCGGCCTCGAGACCAAGCATCGACAAGGCCGCATTGAGTTTTCTGCGTGGGAAATCGTTCAACCGGCTCCGCACCATCTTGGGTGCCACAGGGGATGGAGGTACCGCGGGCACAGCCTTAGGTGGCGGAGCCGGTTGAGATGGCGGTTTGGGTTTCCGATCCGACACGAGGCTGAATCCTTTGCAGATCAACAGGCTCGCCACTTGCTCTTCAGTAAGTGGCTGCCCGTCCACCCGCGTCACCATCCCTTGCGCATCCGCGTAGAATGGGACGTTGGCTTCATACCGGTGAAAGACTAGGTCTTTCATTTGGCATCGAATCTTCATGGCCCTACCTATGGAGCAGCGTCGCCAACGTTCCTGTAGATGAGGTGCTTAGCAGGCGCGTTGAGAACCAACGTCCCGTAGAGCAACTGAGCCCATCGGACCGAGAGGTCGATCTGGGCCAGCGGGTACATCATCATCGGGACCAATTGGTAGAACGTGATGGCTTCCGGGTTCTGCTGGAGCATGTAGGCCTTGCTCGTACCCGGGAGGTCATCGTTGTTGTCGGTGATGACCGTGGCCAATCCCGTGCGGGCCGTCGAGGTGATGTACAGAGCCGTGGCAGCCGCACCAGCCCCACCGACGGGACTACGATAGATCTCGTAACCCGTGGCACCACCAGCGTCCTGGACGGTGAATGTGACGTTCTCAGTCGCAGCGACGGCAACTGTTGCCGTGTCGACCGGAGCCGACTTGCCGTACCGATTGACGGCGACGACGCGATAGATGTAGGTGGCCGCATCTGCGACGCCAAACTGACTGGTCGCGACAGCAGCGCCTGCCGTGGCTGCCACCGTGATGGCCGGGACACCGGGACGCTTTGCAGCGCTTCCGATTCCGAGCGTGATCGGCGCAGCGCCTTCACGAATGAAGACGTTGGGCTCGAGGTCCATTGTGCTGTCGATCACAGAACTCTGGAACTGCTTGAAGCGGTGTCCCGGAGTGATGGTCTGTGCACCACCGTTGATCGAGAAGCGCTCGCTCGGGAAGAACTCCTTCGACAGGTTGGTGTGGGACCGCACGCTGTGATGCAGGTGGGTCGGCATACCGTAGTTCGGGTCCTTGGTGACGTCGCCGATGCCCTCGTTGAGCTCTTCCGACGAAAGGCGGGCTCCGCGCAGGTCGACGATGGTCGCCCCGTTCTGGCTGCCTTGGCTCCAAATACCATCCCACTGCTCGGGGATGACCCGGGAGTCACCGTTGAAGCACATCTGCTCCGCGGCGCGAAGAAGCCAACGCGTGCCGGCCTCAGCCTGCTTGCGGATGACGTCGCCGTGAGCCGACCGAATGACCTGCATCGGGTGCGTGACCCGTCGCATGGTGGCCAGGAACTTGATCGTCGCGTAGTTGCGAGCGATCGTCATGTCGTGCTCTTCGGGCAGATCGCCTTCAGCGATAGAACCGCCAGCGTCGACGCCGTAGTCACTGACCGTGTTGTACTCAACGACGGTGTTGGTCGCCTGCTCCTTGAAGAGAGCGGGGAACAGTTTGATGTGAGCTTCGGTATAAGTGAGGTACCGGAGCATGTTGTCGAGAAACTCGACGCGGAAAGGGAAACCACCGCCGGCCGTAGTGCCAGGATTCGCGATGTCGCTTCCAGCCACAAGGGCCTTGTAGAGGTCACCGACCTCCTGGCGAGTCATCTGACCGTATTGTCCGGCCGCGAGAAAGTGGTCGCCCGTCTCGTTGCCCAGGAAGGACTGACTATTTGGAAACATCCCTGGCTCCTTGTGTTCGACGTGGCCGCATTAACCCTTGAGGGCCCGGCTCGTTGTCGGGCCTATCGTGCTGCTTCGAGCTTCTGGCTGATCTGAGCTCGACGTGCCTTCGACAGCATGTTGCTCAGGGCAAACGACCCAGACTCCGTACCGATCGCCGTCAGCTTCTGCTGATTGGCACGGTTCGGATTCGAGGCGTACTCTTGACCGGCCTCATCGATCAACAGGCGAAATCCCGTTGTGATGTCGGACTTGGTCAGTTGGTCAACGGGCTTTCCCTCTGCACCGGTGGCGCTCAGGTGTCCGTCCGGCGCGACGAAGGACTTCTCCATCACGGTGCGGGCACCCTTCGGATTGCCAATCGGCGCCGAGGCGAACTCCTCGAGACGTGCGGCCAGGTTGGAAACCTGCTCCAGAGATTTCTGGAGAAGCACGCTGAGAGCGGAGGTCTTCTCGTTGAAGGACTTGACCAGGAGAGCCTGGGAGCCTTCGAGTCGGCCGACCACTGCTTTGATGACGCCGGATGTGTCAGCGGCTGCCGCCTTCACAACGTCCGGAGTGTTGAGTTCATTCGGGATGAACTCGTTGTCGAGAATGGCGAGCGCCTTCTGGAAGAGGTCAGTGCTGACGGTCATCACCTCACCTTCCAACTTCTCGGTTTGTGCCACCTGAGACTTCGCAAGCTGCTCGGGCGCGGCGGGCGGAGTCTTCGGCTGCTGATTCTGCTGATTCACGAACGCCTTCGCCGCCGCATTGATGTCTGCGAAGTCCATTTAGCTGCCTCCAAGATTGAAGATCCGATTCGTTGCCGACTTGCACTGACTGTCAGTCAGGTTTGGGTACCGCTTCCGAATCACGTCGTATGCCGCCCCGTAACCCAGGACGAGTTGCTCCCCGTACTCCGCCTCCGACGACTCCGCCACCTCGCGAACGAGGCTCATCTTGGGGTCGCCGCCATCGGAATTCAGGTTCTCTGCCATTTTGTTCATCGAAGCCTGGACATCCCCCTCACACACTTCGAGTGCGGAAGGCTTCTTCTTCTCCAGGTCCTCGGATCTGTATGCGAATCCATCACCGCCGCCCGTACTGCCCGGTGCGTTGACGGAAGCGCCTGCGCTCATCGCCTTCTCGATACGCTCAAGGCGGGCGAGGATCTCTTTCTCCAAACGACGGGGCTCATCTGTAATGAGAGGACCCTCGCCTTTGAGAGCTTTGCAGATCACCTCAACAGTCGTGTCGGGATTCACAGGCCGTTGTGTGAGGGCGATGTTGTGCACATCAGCCTCTTCGACCTGCTGCCCGTTGCGCTTTGTCACGTTGCCTTCGAGAGACATACCGAGTCGCCGCGATGTCCCAGCCTTCTGTAAGGCCGAGGCTATATCGAAAATCGACTTGCCCTGGGGAGTATCGAGCATCTGACCCATCACGTACCAGCCGCCACGGTCCACTTCGGTGCGATTCAGCGGGTCGAGTTGACCTTTGCTGAGCCACTGGACTGACTGGTTCTCGACGGGAACTCCCACCACTCCGCCACCAGACAAGGACGACTCGTGGTTCTCATTGAACCATCCGCGCGAGACGAATGGGTCAAAATTGAGCCCCTTCTGGATAACCTCTTCACCCTCCAGGTCCTCTCGCTCCGAAGACACAAAACCACCGAAGAGCATTTCTTCGGAGTCTTCTGACTTTCGGACGTCGAAAGGAACGTACCACTGGAATGGTTCTGACATTTCCAAGCCTCTGTGTCGTCCGATGCCATTGCCAATGTCCATTGGCGCGGCTGAATGGATTGTCTCCACGCTACTAGCAGTCGGAATATTCGTCAAGTATCGACATTCTCTCGCCAACTCATCATTTGCGGGAGAAGGCGTAATCGCCATTGCTTGTTCGTCCTGACAACAACGAATGAGTTCTGGCACTGTTTGCAGAAACCAATGACCTTACCATCCGATGACATATAGATGCTACGGGTCTTGAGATGCACGCCACCATTGCTGTTGGTGTTTCCAGACCGAGACCCACATGATGGGCATTTAAGCGTCTGCCCCATCCTCGTCCTTCTCGTCCTTCTTGTCCTTCTCGTCCTGGGCCGCTTCTGGCTTAGGTCGCTCGAGCTTGACCTGCTCTGCAGCGACCTCTGCGGTCGGCGTCTCGGATAGGAACTGCTGCACAGATTCGGCCAACGACACCTTGAGAGACGCCAAGTCTAACTTCCGGCGCATCTCCGAAGAATGAAAATCATGAACCGTTTTAGTTGCAGCCTGCTCCATGGCCTTCTTATGCTCAGCAATCCCCCATTTGATGGTTGCTTGGCGAAAGGTGAGTATCACTGGCTCCTCACCCTTCAGTTTCTGCTCCATCTCTTCCTGAGTGAACGCCTCGCCGACGTCTCCCTCTTCACCTGCATGACCGGGCTTCTCTACGCGGTAGACGTAGTCGTTGCCTACCTGAGCTCGCCAGGTTGCAGGGTGGTCACCACCCGGAGGCTCCCATTGGAGAGATTCGAGTTGAGACTCAGAGAGTTGGCCCGCCTTCCCTTTACGAAAAGGACGGTAGGTCAGGTACACGTCCTGGACGTAATCCCAGAATCGGTGGGACTCTCGTGATACTTCTGGGAACTTAGTGAGGACTGTCCGCTTGGCCTTGCGCCAAGTGTTCTCGTCTACGTCAGGCACTACGTACCTGCAAGCATCCAGAGCACTTCGATGGAATTGGCCGCGTCTGGATTGGTCAGCGTGATACTGGCGAAGGACCCCTCGACGTACAAGATGCCAGACTTGTTAGTCTCAACCGGCGCGACTGTCCAAACAGCGGCACCGATGGTGACCTGAAGTGCTGCGCTTGTCTCGATGTAGATCGTCTTGACGGCAGTCATCCCGCCCAGATCTATCGCGAACGTACCAGCAGCAGCGATGGTACGACTTCGGTCCGAGGTGTTCGTCAGAGTCGAGTATGACTCTATTTCCTCAGTGCTCTTGAAGTGGAGCTTCTGATAGAACTGATCCCTCGCAGTCCGTAGTTTGAGCTGACGCTCCATGTAGATGGCTGGCACAGGCTTCTCCTATCTCGACGAAGAACCGGAGACCTAGCTACCCAGGAGCCGGAAGGTGAAACCAGCCCACGCGGTCACCTGGTTGGTGGCGCCGGCCGAGGTCGCCAGAGTGATGAAATCACCTCGCGACACTGTGTTGTCATCGAATGACGCGGCCACCTCGGTACCATCAGTGTCGGTATGCGCGATGGACATCGCGGCGGTGAGCATCGACGATGCGTTCTTCAGGATGTCACAAGTGGTCGGACCAGCGCCGGTCCCACAGGTGCCCAACTTGAAGTATCCCTTCTCAAGGATACCATCCGCTGGAGCCCGCCACGAAAGTTGCACGATGCCAGTGAGGATGACTCCTTGATAGAAGTCAACATGCTCCTGCGTGGCGAACGGAATCATCTGACCAATGTCGCTCGGCTGAAGGTGCGAGCCATGAACTGGGCTTCCCATTCTGTACTCCTTAGTTCTCTCGGCCCAAAGCCGTCAATGGTGTCATCATCATTGCGCTTTATCTAAAGCGCGTCAACTTCCTGATGATGGTGCTTTGAAGTTGGTCGGGGTGACATCATCTGGCGACACCTCCGGTTTTTTCTTTGCAGCCGGCTTCGCACCGGCAGTTGGCGCTGGTACCGACGTTGGCGCCGTAGTCTCAGCAGCCGAAGCCTGAGCCGTGTCTTCTGCGAGTTGTATGTCAGATGAGAGTTGGGATAACTGGTTCAGCCATGCCATGTACTCACCGTTACGCACAATGTCACCAGAGTGTGGCAACGGAGGCATCTGATAGAGCTTCTCGCGGGCCTCATCGATTGTCCACACAGAGCGCGTCAACGTCTCAGCGAGAGATGCCTTCTGCTCTTCAGTCTTCGAGTCCAGGCCGGCCAAGATGATCATGAAGTTCGGGTCGAGGGCGTCCATGACACGCTGTAGGGACTGCTGAATGTTCACCACGAGTGGGCGGAGACCACGGTCACGAGAGAGACGGGTCTTCGCTTCGTTGTTACTCTCGAATACTTGGACGGCCTGGCCTTCGTTGCCGAAGGTGAAGTTCACCTCGGAAGGGTCAATCTGGTACACCGCGGTCGCAACCTTCAATAGGTAGTACAACCACTCGGTGAATTCCATGTCCCGATTCGACGCATGCATCGGGATGAACTGGACTTCATCGGCATTGAGAACTGGGGTCCTCCAGGAGTTCTGGACCCCGCTCAAGAGCGCGAACCATTCCCGTCTGAAGGCGCGCAATTGCTTCCGATTGATCATCCCCTTGATGTTGAGGAGGCCCTTCACGGTCGAGCCGGCTGAGAAGAACCTGGCGTTGTGAGCTTCCGCCCACAGCATGCCTGTGACGACCTGGATGAGGAGTTCCAACTCCGACATCCCGTACCCAGCCACCTCAAGGTCGGACCGCGGGTTACGGACACCCCAAATCAACTCTCGAGCGGTAAAGTCCGCAATCTTGAGTCGTCTTTTGACCTGAGTGTAGTGGACATCATCTGGGTCGAAGTTCCACCCGGTATCGCCATCACGACTCGCGAGGCGCATCGAGTGCCCTGCCATCGCGACGAACTCGGCAGGCTGGCCCTTCCGATTGAAGTTCATCTGGATGGCGTACTGGTCGAACGTCAGAGAGTCTCGAACGCACATGCGCAAGAGGCCCTCCAAGTTGGGACGGAGGAGATGTCTGTCCCCCCATTTACTCCCGCAGTGAGCGAAGAAGTCGGAGAACTGCTCAATGCGGCGGAAGGTCGCTCGAGTCGGGCTCCGTTGTTCCTTCTGGCTCTTGGGTAGAATGATGAAGCCCATTTCTGTGGGCTCTGTACGCGGGCGGCCAAAGATGCCGACCTGATTGAGGCGCGTCTGATGGATGGCAGAGATGATGGGGACTTTGTACGACATTGCCCGAAGGGTGTCGTTGCTCAAACCAGATGGGCGTTCCCGGAATTCCTTGGGGTTTGAATAGAAGGCCTCATCATCAATGGCCTGACCTTCAAACTCACTGACGGGCTTGGGGTCAACGGCTGCTAGAGCCTTCTTGATAGCCCCAAGACTGTGCCCAACCTTATGGGCCGTCTTCACCATCCAAGTGTCAGCCTGACGCAACGCCTCGGCCTGCTCCTGGGCTTCACCCCGAGAGCGGCCGGTCAGCATCTCTTGCAATTGGTCCCAAGATGGATCGACGGGCTGTGGAGGAGGTGTCCCCACGCTGGGTGCGGTGGTGCCACCGCGGAATTGAGAATAGGCCGCCTTGGATGCTGCCCATGCTCGTGATCTCAGCTTCGGCATCAGAGCGCGCCTCTGGTGCTAGGCGTTGAAGAGAACTAAGAAGGAATCACCGATGATGCGGAAGGACTCATTTCCGCCATCAGTCACCAAAACGTAGAGGTTTTGGTTCGACCCGCCTGCGACATCCTCAATCCGGATAACCAGGGCGCCGGCCGCGGTCGTACGGTAGATAGCGTCGATGACGTCGTTGACATGGATATCACCAGTGACCCCGTCTTCGGTCAGGCGATGGTTACCAACGGTTGCGACGGTCGCAAGACCAATATCATCGAAGATGCGCACCCGGAGATTGACTGCCGCAGTGACAGCGACACCATCGGCATCATTCACCTGAATGGGGACGTCGTAGTAGTCTGGGGGACCGGCCGTCTCTGTTCCTCTCGCACCGACCACTGCCGTCGCCTGACGCAGGCGGACGTCGTCTGTGACGTTGTCCAGGTGCGTTGCAAGAGTGGCCTTCTTGAGGGCCGGGTCATGCCGGTCAAGCAGTCGTTTTTGTTCTTCGGTCAGTGCGGAAGTGGTCATCCCAGATCTCCTTCAGGAACTCACTTTGGGGAACATGCGACGACGCGCATCATCTGATGCTAGTTGAATTCCACAGCAAAAGTACCACCGACGATGCGCACGGACTCGTTCCCGCCGTCGGTCACGATCGCGTAGATCCAATCTCCAGATCCGCCAGCAACATCTTCGACTCGGACAACAAGTGTCCCGGTTGCGCTGGTTCGATACACGGCGTCCACAACGTTGTCGACATGGATGTCACCCGTGGCGCCATCTTCGGTCAGACGATGGTCACCTACTGTCGAAACAGTTGCGAGACCCACATCATCAAAGATGCGGACGCGGACGTTGACTGCCGCGGTTAGCGCGTCGCCATCATTGTCCGTCACCGTCACGGGCACGTCGTAGTAGTCCGGCGCGCCGGCCGTCTCTGTCCCAACAGCACCGATGGTCGCCGTCGCTTGACGCAGGCGGACGTCGTCTGTGAGGTTGTCCAAGTGAGTCGCGAGATTGGCCTTCTTAAGGGCCGGGTCATGCCGCTCGAGCAGCCGCTTTTGTTCTTCGGTCAGTGCGGAAATGGTCATCCCAGATCTCCTTCAGGAACTCACTTTGGGAAACATGCGACGACGCGCATCATCCAGAACGGTCCTGGTGTAGTCCTTTACCCAGGCTTCTCCGTTCTCGTCAATGGCCGTCATGAGATTGGCATCGGATGATTTGGCGAGCAACGCCCCCATCACATGCCCCACCATTGTGTCCGATTTCCAGGGTGGAACCGTGGGGTACGTCATGCCAACACCCATCGACTTGGCGAAGGTGTTGTGGTCGTCGAAGTACTTCCCCACTTGGTCCATCGCCGTACGATTGATGCATGCAGCCAGATAGGGCTGACGCATATTCTTGCTCAGAGACGGCGCGGGCATCCCCGACTTTACGATGGAACCGAACTGTGGGGTCGCGTACGACAGTTGTCCCGAGTACGATTGAGCCTCTCGGTCGGCTGCGGTCATACGCACTGCTCTCAAGAGAGAGGGGGCGCACTCGTCCACATCGACCCCAAGGGCCAAGGCTTGCTGGACTGCCTTCCTCAAGTCAGAGACTGCTTCGGCAGACAGAACCCTGGGGATGGTCTGCTCGTAGCAACACAACGTGAAGGTCGCGTCTTCAGCACTATCGAACCCGATCGTCAATTGGCGCTCGTTCATTTTGCTTCTCTAACGCGGGGCATTGCTTTCAGATGCCTCTTGCGAATGAGAGGTAAAACCCTCTTCTGCTGCGCTTATGATGGCTTGACCCTGAGTTTTCGTCAACATAACCTTGTAGAATCCAATTGATGGAGGAGAACAATATGGATTGGTTTACTTCAGAACAGGTCGATGCATATCGCGGACATGCGTTCGTCGAATTAGCCTTGAAGCCCGAGAAAACGCCCGGCGGGATCATCCGCGTACCCGATGCTCGGATGCAAATGACAGACAACAAGTTTGCCACAGTGCTCTCGGTACACTCGTCTTTCACAGAGGACACTGGGGTGAAAGAAGGGGACATGGTGCTACTGGGCAGATACACCGGACACGTCTGGGCCGGTAAGCGGCGCTTCTTTGTAGATGAGTCTGCTATCCTTGCCATCTACGAGGGCGACGAATTCGTTTCGTGATATCCTCCCGACATGAGTTGGGATACATCAGACCTCAATAATCTCTCCAAGGCTGAAATGCTCTCTCTTCTTCAAGAGTTTGAAGAGGAAGAGGAAATCCTGCGTGACGGGAACGACCGCGAGGTCGCGGTTGTCTATGACCGTCGCAAGGAGAAGGAACGTCTCATCACTGAGATGAGTCGTGTCAGCCTTCCATTCTATGCAAAGTACGTCCTGCACATGTTGGTGGTCCAACACCACAAAGAGTGGAGTGAGCTCATCGTCAAGACGCTCCTCAAAGCAGACGAACCGAAAATCAAACGCCAAACGATGTGTCTCCTTGCTCCTCGAGACCATGGCAAGAGCGCGTGGTTCTCGTACGCTCTACCGTTATGGCTCGCACACGTCATCTTCCCCGGCGAGTACGGCGCTATGGTGGGTGAGGGTGACATCTCCTGGACCCACCTGAGACATCTAAAGGAAGGCACACCAAACCAAGATCTGCTCGGTATCATCCACACCCCAGAATTGCTCCATCTGAAGTCGGATGACTCGAAGAAGACCTGGACCAAGGACCGTATTCAATTGGCCAACGGGAGTGAGATATTCGCCAAGGGCGCCAAGTCAGCCCTGCGTGGCCAGCATACGAAGTGGATGATCATCGATGACCTCCTGGCCCAGGAGTGCCTCTTCTCCCCGACTGAGCGGAAACGAGCGCTAGAGAACTTCAAGGGCCAGTTGCTGCCCGCCGTCAACGGCCCGGTCTTTGTAGTGGGCACGCCTATGCACACCGGAGACCTCTACGGCTACTGCAAACACACCAGTGGATTCATCTATGAGGAGTTCCCAGCTCTCCAGACTGATGAGGAGGGGGTCGAGTTCTCACTGTGGCCGTCACGCTTCAGCGTAGAGCAATTGCACTACATTCGCGATGAAGAGGTCGGCCCGCTGACCTTCACCCGGGAGTACTTGTGCAAGGCCATCTCCTCGCTCTCAACTCTCTTCCCCGAGGAACTCTTCGCGCCGCCCACAATTGACGAGAGCGCTCACATGGACCCGAGCCGCTCTTGGATTGAACGGAACTGCGAGGCCACCTATATCTCCGCTGACATCGGAATCTCTGCCAACATCAAAGCTGACTACACGGTCTTCTATGTCGTGGGCATCAGTTCCAGAGGTATCCGCCGCATCCTACTCATCGAGCGAGCTCGGGGGCTGGGGTTCAGGGGCATCATCAAACAGTTCATCAAACTCGGGGTGAAATATCGGGTCGATGCCGGCATCATCGAGTCGAATCAGGCGCAAGCCTTCGTCGTCGATGAGGCAATCATAGATTCTCCCTTCCCAATTGAAAGGCACCAGACAGGTTCCGAGAAACATATGGCTGACCGTGGCATCCCCATGATTCGGCTGCTCCTAGAGAACGGAAAGTTCCGATTCCCGTTTGGGGACCCGGAGTCGAAGCGGATGAGCGAGTTGCTCATCTCCGAGCTTCAGTCCTTCACAGTCGATGACGGCCGAGTGGTCTCGACCTCGAAGAACGACGATATCGTGATGGCGATGTGGTTCAGTGAACTCCTGCTGCAGAAGTTCAACTTTGGCGGAGCCTTCTTCGACGACGAAGAGGATAGCGCTGAGGCTGGAGATGATGACTACTGGTTGGGAGATGAACAGGAAGATGACGACGAGGCCGTCAAGGGTGACCCAGAGGTCTCCTCAGCCTTCGGAAGGAGTGGGAGGCAACCCGGTTTTGGGACCCCCGCCGCCGATGACTTCCTCATGGGAGTCGGGACTCGACCCACTGGGTTCTTCCCCGGGGACGACGGGAGCGACGGACCCCTCCACTGACTTCATGTACCACTCCATCAGGTCACCGCCAGAACTCAGCACCTCGTGCAGTTCGGTGAGATCCTCGGACTGGAAGGTCCCGTCCTCCTGAGCACTCTCACTCACGACAGTTTGGAACTTCTCGATGACGTCAGCCATCGACCGAGCCGTACGCTCCCAGACAGCAGCCTGGCGCAACAGACGACCCTGCATCTCGAAGGGCTTCTCGCCGGACTCGCTGATGGGCTTCTGGATTCGCTGTAGCCGAATGGTGATTGCCTTGTACTCTTCCTTCTCCTGTTCACTCAAGCCAACCTTAGACGACTTGATCGTTAGGTCACGATGACGGCGGGCCATCCTCTGAATCGGTGTGGGCTTCGTTTTGTTGGCCTTCATCTACCTTCCTCCATATCCACTTCCAGAACCTCCATCTGACCCAAGACCACCTTGTCCCTTCGACTGCCCAGGTGATCGCCGACTTACGTCGTCTATTTTGAACTCGAGCACGCCACCCTTCAAGATGGCGCACTGGTCATCCTTGCGTATTCTTGATATGCCTCCAGTAGTTCCTCACGTTTAGTCGTATACTTCTGAAAGCTGGCAGGTGTTTGGTCCCTTGCCATCAGAACCCTTGTGATGAGCATCTCAGCCTGCAGATACTGGACGTGAGTCCACATCTTGTGCCGCATCTCCTGTTCGGTCAGGTCAGCTTCACACAATTTCCATGCTCCCGTCGAATCCTCATGAGGCCTTCGATCATCTCAGTTAGAGTGGCCAGCCCCAAGTTCCACTTCACCTCTACCCCGCAGCGGGTGCAGATGATGAGGTGTTGCTTGAAGTCGTACTGGATGTGTTCCCCATCAGGCATACGACCCCATTCTATCTCAAATTACCGATCAACCCGAAGTCGGAGAAAGCCTTCTCAAAGTTGCCTGTGTGGTAACCGAACCAGAAGAATACCTGGTCGTATCGGTTCTGATTCCGGATCTCACCAGTCGGGCGCCAGAACCCTATGCGGCCTTTGGGCAGACAGGTCCTGAGAGCATACGCTGCCGCCTCGTGGAACGCGATGGTGCTAACGGACGCGTTCATCAACAGGACCGCCTTACGGACGTGTCCGGCCTTGTGAGACGCGATTAGCTTCCGGACGAACAGGCGACACGCCGGCTGACTATACGGAGGGTTCAGAAACACCCTGCCATACCACGGCAACATCAGACCATCATCCTTTATGGTGTAGTAGTCCCGCGCCTTGATGACGCATTGGGCGATATCGCAACTCGCGGGGTCGAGGTCTATCTGACCTCCCAACGCAATCCGGACTCGCGATAGGATTTCAGGAGGTGTGTAGTTCTCGTCGCCGCTCTCGGGGTCAATCGTCGGTGGGCTCGACGCCCGGAACATGTCCTGCTGCAACAGCATCTTCCGCCTCCTGGAGAGCAGCCATGAACGTCTCAGTCAGGTCCCACACCTTATAGTTCAGGTCAGAGAAGGCGGAACTCACCAAGCCACGTTCTTCCATCTCCTGAAGGACCTCCTCGAAGGACGTGTCACTATTGACCAACTCGAACGCGATCTCCCCCTCATCTTCCATCTCCCCAACAGTCAGAGGACGGCACTCCTGAAGGAATAGGGACGTGATGTACGCCTCTGTTCGAGAATTGAGGTCCGGCTCCGGGTCCGGCACCGCAAGCGTCCCCAACTCTGGCTCAGGATCCGGGAGCAATTCCAACGAGGTAGTGGCCATGTTCCGGAGGGACTCCTCGAGTACTACCGTTCCCTCCTCATGGGTAAGTTCCTCAAGAACAGCCGCTTCTGCCTCGTTCAGTGCAGTCTGTAGAGCAGTCATGGCGTACTCAAACAGACTGTCTAAAACGAGACCAGCGAACTCTCGCATTTCTAAAATCCGCTGACGTTTTTCATCAACCTCCGTCATGGGTTCTCCTACGGGGACAGGACGGTGATGTCACTGTCGTGCTGGTCCTTCTGAGATTGCAGGATGGCTTGGGCTGCCGCGAGGACTGCTGTAAGCACGGCCCCAAGAGCGCCTTCCTGTACCAGGGTGTCGTTGACAGTGCCATTCCAGGCGTCCAGAGATACCGAGTAGCGGATGTCGAGATTGACCTGGATATTGGTGGCCATGAACTGGACTTTGTCCCCCGAGGAACGTACCGCCCACTGGACGTTCGGCCTCGACTGGACTCCGGTTTCAAATGCGGTGGCGGCTGCGATGTGTTCCGCTAGTGTCATCTTCTCTCTCCTTGATTAGAAAGGAATATCATCGTCGTCTGAGAAGCTGTCGTGGCCTTCAGAGATGGTGGGTTGAGCTTGCGCTTGAGGCTTGGAGTTCTGGTAGTCTTTGTATCCAGAAGAGACCCCAGCTTCTTCCTTTGCCTTGTTCCCCCATCCTGTCAGGAAGTCGATACGCGACACCATAATCTCGGTGGTGTAGCGCGTCCCTTGATCGCTCTCCCATTTCCGAGTTCGCAAGGACCCCTGGACGGAAACCAGGGACCCTTTTATCAATTGAGCGCAACACGATTTGGCCTGAGCGTTCCACACCACCAATCGATGCCACTCAGACTTCTCAACCCACGTGTCTGTGGACTTGTCGAGAAACCTGCTGGAGGTAGCGATAGAGAAGTTGGTGACGCACTTATCGCCGTAGGTCTTGAGTTCTGGGTCTTTCCCGAGACGGCCGACCAACGAAACTACGTTCATTCCGCGTTCCTCGTAAAGCGGGCCATGATAGTCCTGGCCAACTCGCTGTTGGGCGCCTGCAGGGTAATGAGCTCAGCCATCATGGCCGTCGTCTGCACGAGGGCGTTGTGATTGGCCTGCAGGGCTTCCGCGTGCTGGCGAAGTTCCCCGAACGTCTGCTGCATGGCGGCCACCACGTCTTGCATAGTGGGCTCAGCAGGTTTGGCGGGGGCCGGCGGGTTCACCTCAGGGGTTGCTGATACTGGCGCGAGGTTTTTGATTGATTCGATGATGTCAGTCTTGTTCATGTCTACAGGTTTCCCGGTACCTTGGTTGCTTTGAATTGCCACGCACACTTCTCTTTCCAGTATTCGCTCGCCGTACAGGGCGGGCATCTTGTGATGGTTCCCCCATTCTTCTCCCACTCTTCAACCGAGCCACGAAACTCCACCTGTTCTTTTGGCTTCCGTTGATTCTTGGATGTCGGTAAGTGGTCGTACCATCTTCGTACTTCTGCGCCCATGGGGAACTCCTCTCTACGAGAACAGAATCACCTCTTCTTCTCGACACCACTCATAGAAGCACTTCAATCGCTGAAGCACGTAGGAGGATTCCTGAGCGCCCTCCGTAGTCAATCGGTAGGCCCAGCGTGCCAAACAGCCACGCTCCCTGTCATGTTGCTCCCGCAAAAACACCCCATCCTCTTTCTGAGGTTCTACGTGTTCTCGAACAAGAAGACCGCCCATGCTCATGTGTACCACTGCTTGCCGGACATTGTTCTTTCCGAGCTCACGGAACTTGGAGATTTCAAAGGCGAGTTGCGGAATCGACCAGGCCTTCCCGTCGCTCATCATAACCAACACGAGCGGGGTCACCCCCATAATGTGCGGTTTTTGACGCCCCCGCTTCAATGGGTGACCTCGATAGGATCTGGTCCGACCGTCAACGACAAGAGTTCAGGAGGGAGGTCGAATCCATTCACGACGGCCACTCCAAGGGCGTCCTGCAGGGACTCGAACGCTTTCATGCACAATTGTAGGTAGACAGAGTCTCCGGCCAGTTCCTCAGCACACCTCTGGATTACCGCCTGTGCGAGTTGGCCGCGGATGTGGATTTGGATGTTTGGGGCGGACCCTGGGATGTCTGCTCCGGGCTTAGTGATGGAGAAGTCTACCTCTGGAATAGGTTGATCAATCGGCTGACGCCACAGTGTGACAATGGCAGCGGCGAAGAGCCGCTCAATCAGGTCCTGTTCTTCCGACATATCCCCTCGTTGGGTTGCAGGTTGAGCACAATTCTATATCAGTAGAACTGCCTGTTGTCCATGACTGGCCAATCTTAAAACAAGTGTCTCTGGACAACCTCAACCTATTTCCCGATATTATTGATACGACTGCTTTATGTCTCAAGAGGAAGCGATGACGACAAGCACCCCAAGGCGCCCAGACAGACTGAACTGGGTCAATTGTACTGGCAAGGTTCTGCACATCAAACAAGGTGGAGGGCTCACTCGGACCTTCAACCCGACTGGCCACATTGTGATTCGCCAATTCACCGGCCGCTCCCGTCGAGATCATCCTGATGATTCCCTGTTGCTGACTACCGAGGAGGTAGTCCTATACGGGCTCCCCATCCCACACATGGACACCTGCTACATCTTGAACGAGGGCCCCTTCCTGGAAGCTCGAGCGTCGGGTCGTCAAGACGTCTGCACACCTATCATGGCGGATGTGAAGAATCCCCAACTCTTTGGGGGGCTGCGCATAACCAAGCACATCCGGGACCTGATGACCGGACGTTGGCTATTCCGCGCCCGCACAGACGCTGGGATCTCACAACGTACCCTAGCGGAAGCCCTGGGGGTGCACATGGTTTTGGTGAGTTCTTTTGAGCGTGGGACGAAGAGTATCGCCGACAAGCATTGGCCGGTACTCCTGACAACGCTTGGGGTGCCGGCACCTCAGCCTGGTCGTCACTGGCACTTCCGGGAAACCCCTTGACGGGATTAGACTAGCCGGGTACCTTCATCGGTGGAAGCTGAATATCACACACGGAGAAACACACATGCTCCCTGATGCTAAATGGCAAACGATTACGCCTCAGGTCGCTGAGGACATCCTAAGCCTCAACGAAAACGTCCGTAAGGTGAGCCGAACAACTGTCATCCGATACGCTCACTTGATGAGCACAGGCAGGTGGGACTACGCAAACGGGGAGACCATCAAGTTCAATGGCGACGGCTCTCTGATTGACGGCCAACACCGTCTTAAAGCCATCATCGAGTCTGGGGTAGAAGGCCCCTTCCTGCTCGTTTATAACTGCCACAGTTCGAGCGAACGTGACGTATCCACCACCATCGATGCGGGCCGGATGCGGACACCTGCTCAGATCTTCGCTGGTCGTGGGCTTAAACACTCTCGGCTTCGCCAGACTGTCCTCCGCACTCTGGGCGTGTGGGCACGTCACGGGGGCATCGACGTGTCCCCCTACCAATACCACATAGACACGGCGGGAGTCGTCGCGCTGGACGAGGTTGAGCTGCCCTGGGACGACATCTCACGTTTCTACTACGCCACCCACACCTTCCTTCCGCGACCATCCATCTCAGCCGCTGCCATAGGCCGGCTTCGTTTCGATATCGAGCGCGTAGACGAAATCCTAGATGCCTTCGCAGAGCCCTCTCGTTTCCCAACGGATCACCCGACAGCGTCTTTCCGCATCTCAATGTTGCGCCAGAAGTTGAAGGGCCAGCGAGGTGGATTCTCCGCAGGGGATATCTGGATGGTGACACTCAAACTGCTCGACGACGTCGATCGAGGAAGGCGGCTCAGTGTCCTCCGCCTCCCCAAAAGACCACTCGAAAAGCTCCGCGGGGAGACCTCGGACCTGAAAGAAGAGATCCTGGCCATCATCGGCCCTTCACAAAAGAAACTCGTCTCGTAGAGACAAGACGTCATGGAGGACGAGTATAATTGCAAGGAATGCTGAATGACATCCACTCCAAAAGCAGGAGTATTCGTGCTCTTAAAGTCCATCAACGACTACGCTCCGGTTCCGATGGAGAATGGCCGATGGGGCCGCTTCCATACGGACTCTGCAGACCCCAAAAGTAAGGAGATGTGGCTGTTCGTCTACGCCTCTGAGGAGGAGGCGGAGGCGCATGACCGCACGACGCACCTCATGTCGATGCTGACCAAGCTGGTCGTGCTCGACATCGTGATGAACTAGGAGGTCCCATGACGGCCCTTTCAAAACTAGTCGGGCAGACTGTCCTCGGCATCGTGAGCCGGGTCTACACGAGCGACAACCTCGGGATACGTCTCGACGTGTCGTTCCACCCTAGCCTGGGCTCGTACAGGTCGCATCTGACCGGTCCTGCTGTGGCCTTCTATTTTGGGCCCGGGGACCGTCGGTCCATCGACTCGTGGTCGGACGCCCCGAACTTGGACCTACCCAGGTACGAGGTATCTACCAACATCAGCGGGATCCTGATGCACCTGCGGAACAAGTTGGGTCATCTCTGGGTAGCGCCAGAGAATTGGGATGAGGTGGAGTCTCCGGGAGAATGGCTACTCCAGTCACTGACCAACTTCGCCAGTGTGCAGATCGAGTCCGAGCGCAAAGAGGCTACGACTGACCTCCATCTCGTATGCAACCACTGCGGCGAAGTCACCTACGGCGTGGAAGTTGATGATCGGTGTAACGCCGCGGCCTACATGTTTGATGACCTCCCCAGTCGCTGCCAAGGCCGTTACTGGCCCAAAGATGTCAACGGCCTCACCGCCAACTATCTCCACACGTGGTACGAGCCCGAGAATGACCGGAGGGGTCGAGACTGGACTCAGATGAAGCACATAGCCTCCCTGCGGCTGACGGACCATGTTGACGGCCACCGTAGTGCGGCCTTGGGCCTTCAAGAGGGCGAATTACAGTTCAAGGTCCTCGCGCTGCCACATCAAATGCAGCGGGAGTTGGTCGCGCACCTGCTCAATCGGAATCTGGACCCTGACCTGATGGATGGGCTCCAATCCTGGACTCGATGCTGCCTGGATAATTTCCCCGACCCGGTAGGCCTGGAGGAGGCAATCGTCTCGGCGAGAAAGAAGATGGTCGAGACCATGCTTTTGCCGCCGAACCCGACCTTCGGTTTCCAGATCTATCCCAAGACCCCAGAAGGGTATGTGAAGTGCGGGAAGTACACATGGCCGGCTATCCCGCCTCACAACTTCGAGGTGACCGAGCGGCGCGAGGGAGATACCTCCGACATCTACTCGCGCCGATGCGCGGACCGCTGGCACCGGAATGACCTGGGCAAGGGCGTCGCAATGATGTGCTCTTGGCTGCGGCGGGTGGTCGTCTACCGCCCGTCAAACATGCATCACCGGGACGGAGACCCGGACTTTACTAAGCGTTATGGCACGGCCGATGTCGAGGACATACATAAAGCCATGATGGGTGGCCCTCAGAGGTCTGACGGGTACTTCCATGATGGTGAGTTGCCAGACGCGGGCGAGGGTGTTGTCTTCAGCAGAGAGTACAAATCCCAAAAGCACGTGGCTGACATCACCTTCGAAGTCGGGGCGCCTTGGCCGGATACGTACTCAGAACTCAAGAAGACTATGGATGACTGGAAGGAGCGCTTCCTGGACAGCTTGGCCATCCCAAAGGGAGTGCTAGGCCTCTTGGGTTCGGGGGCGTTGAGCGCCTATCCCACTGCGCAACGAATGCAGGGCGAGCCCGACGATGAGTGACCTCATCGGAGAGACAGCGGCAGCTCGCCAATTCGGGGTCAGTTGGAACCTGCTCTACCGTGCCCGGAAGCGCGGCGTCGGGCCTCCCTACGTCGAGCGTAACGGTACGGGCAGTGGGACCTCGAAGTACTACTACAAGTGCTCTGACGTCGAAGCGTGGCTGTCGAAGCGTGCGGACATCGACCACCTCGCCAATGGGTTCACGAACGACCCTGACTGGGTGAGCCGGCCCAAAGCGAGCCGATATCTCAAAATCAGCGTCCGTATGTTGGAGCGTCTCATGCGGAATGGTGATGTCCAATACGAGAAGTCTGGGCCACACCGCACGTCTAGGGTGTTCTTTCGACGGGAAGAGTTGGACAGGATCAAAGCCGATCACCCCGAACTGCTTCGAGACCGGAGGTACTGATGGAGAAGCACATCGCAGACTGGTCCGTACGAGAGAACCCATACAGAGCCCCCGAACTAGGCCGCGACTACCTTTGCGGACGGCTAAAGTCTGGGAAGCATGTGGAGACATCGTACATCCGGAAGTGTGAAGGGCGTGTTGTCACGACGAGCAGCGGGTCCCAGTACCGTCTCGGCCGCATCTCGAAGAAGTACCGGGCATGGGTCAAGAAGAACGGCTTCCTGTACGACCCGAAGCAGCCCCTTCCATTCAAAAAAGCATGAAAATCGTCGGGTCCAAACATACCCAAAAGGTCGAGCAGTTTGACGTCCTGTGCAGTTGCAGGCGCCGCATCTGGCACTGGGCCAATATCGCGGTCGTGAAATGTCCGGATTGTTGGTGGCAGGAGCCTCTGGCCAAATTGCAGGACCCACACCGCCTCCCGCTCTATCTCGAGCACCATCTGGAGCCCACCATCCTGGAGCGCGTCGCTGAGTGGGATGAGTACTGGCAGCAGGTCTTCGAGGAGCGAGTGGCCATCATCCTCTACCACGGGACCCTCGAAGGGGACGTGCTCGACAGTGACGCCGCAGAAGTGCTGGCCTACGAGAGGACCGTCGAATTGATGCAACGACCTACGAGATGCCATCAACCGAAGGGTTCGCTAGTGAGAAGTTGAAGATGTTCCCGTTCCCAATGAAGATCAAGATTGTCGAGGGGCTACCGAACGACGTGGTCCTCCTGGTCAACGAGAGAGAAGGCGCTTCCACGCAAGTGGGGGTCATCACCGGAATCGGAGGAGAGATGAGCGACAGAATCGTCGAGTTGAACGTGCAACTCGTAGTTTTGAAGACTGAATTGGCGATGGGTAAGGTAGCCCTAGACCGTTCCCAAGAGGTCCTGGAGTCTACACAAGGGCAACTCGCCAGGGCTCAGAAGCAGAACCAGGACTACGAGCGAAGGTGGGCCGAACTGCTCCGTATGGCTCCGGAGTCGAAAAAGGAACAAGGTTGGGATCTGAACGAGTGGCGCGATCGGATCCACGACCTCGCGAAAGCGAAAGGCTGGTGGGAGGAAGACGGCTCCCCTCTTCGAGACCAAATCGCCAAGAAGCTCTTGATGATCCATGCCGAAGTGTCCGAGTGCGCTGAAGACCTCAGAGTCCCGCATGTCCACCCAAGGACCTTCTCCCGCGTAATGGACGGCCAAGGGAACATGAAGCCCGAGGGGATGCCTGTTGAGCTCGCCGACGTCATCATCCGTTGCCTCGATCTGTGTGGCGCTCTCAACATCGACATCGACAGGGTCGTGGATATGAAACACGACTACAACATCTCCCGGCCACACCGTCATGGAGGGAAGCTCCTGTGAGCTCACTCCACTACAACTTCCAGTCTTTCCGGAACTCGGGCCTGCAAGTTGCTGACACCGCATGCGGGCGTCGATTCTACAACGAGCCGGAGCGTGTCTCGAAGAAGGCCTCAAAGGTGGATTGCATCTGCTGCAAACGAACTCGGAAATGGAGCCACGCCATCGAGAGAGAGGGCGCTCGGAGGCAGAGAGCAGAATGCTGACGATTGGGTCACTTTTCTCCGGAGTGGAGGGCCTCGGCCTCGGGCTCGAGCAGGCCGGGCTAGGCCCTGTGGTCTGGCAGTGTGAAACTGCCGAGTACCCGCGGCGGGTGCTGCGCCATCACTATCCTGACGCAACCCTCTTCGGAGATATCCGTGACCTCAAAAACCCGCCCTATGTTGGTCTCATCTGCGGAGGATTCCCCTGCACCGACATCTCCCCGGCCTCCTCCTCCAGGCACCTCGGACTCGACGGGAACAAGTCCGGACTCTGGTGGGAAATGCTCCGAATCGTCCAAGAGGTCGAGCCAGAGTGGGTCGTCATCGAGAACAACGGACACCGGTGGAAGACCTGGATGCCCACAGTGCGGCGCGCCCTCTGGGAATCAGGGTATTCCTCTGTGTCAACTCGCCTGCGAGCCCTTGACGTTGGACTCCCCCACACCAGAGACCGAGGCTTTGTCGTTGCCTACCATCGTCGCATCACGACACGAGGTGACACTGAGGGAGAACTGTCTCGACTCGCTCGAACGGTTGGGAGTGCCGCGTGGACTTGGCGGCTTCAAAAGAGCCGGGATCAGACGCCTCGCCACGTATGGATGGCTCCCCACGCTGACCGTCAAGGGGAACTACAACAAGGCGACCTATGGGGGAAAGAGCGGGGATGGTCTGATCGTGAAACTCCGGAAGTTGGGAATGAAGGGACCATTGAACCCGGTCTGGGCGGAAATATTCCAAGGGTTTCCCATCGATTGGACCGCATCACCGCCCTCGGGAACGCAGTCGTCCCGGCCGTCGGGCAAATCCTCGGACACCTCATTAGAGGGCTGATTGCGGATGTCTGAACCTATCCCATCCCCGTGGGCCTCGACCCATAAAGGCGACCTCCGGGCTCGTTTGCTTGCGGACAAGCACTACACACGGGGGACCCCGGGGCATCCTATGTGGACGCGGCCCGGCTACAACTTTGTCTTGTATGCGAAGTACCCACAAGGTGAGGCGCTCTTCTGCTGGTGGAGGCCCAAGTGGGAAGACGGACGACCGGGTACCCAGCGCAAGGACGGACTACGCGTCCTCGAGTGCACCATGTTTCGTCGTGTCGGGGAGACTGACCTCGCGTCAGAATTGATAGTGAAAGCTGTCTCCGCTCTTAACTCCCCAGAATCCCGGATTGCCCTGCAACTTCATTACGCCGGACCCGTCGAGGGGCTCATCACCGGCATATCGACCGAAAAGACAAAACGAGGCCGGTCCAAGAGTAATCTGCCAGGCCATTGTTACCGGATGGCGGGCTGGACACATCTAGAGAAGAACCCCGGGCGAGCTGACGTCTGGCTCAAACACCCATGGGCAAATTGGGCGAGTCAAGTCGTCCCACCCACTCAACTCGACTTGTTCGGGTAGGAACACAATGAAATACGAACAACTCGGCAGAGAGGTCGGCGCCCTGGTCGACAAGAAGAACGACGCTTACGGCGGCAGTTTTGATAAGTGCGGAGAGTTCCTGCGACTCCTCTGGCCGGACGGCGTACCTGTGGGGTCCTACGGGGACATGCTCGCGGTCGTCCGCATCTTCGACAAGATGGTTCGGATTGCCACCAACAAGGACTTTGGAGGCGAAAGCCCCTTCCGAGACATCGCTGGCTACGGGCTCCTCGGGCTCGCTCGCTCGATGGAGGAGAAGTCATGCACCTGACCGCCGAGCTCTGGAACGAGATGTACCCCAAAGGCACGGCGGTGAGGTACTGGGGACACACGGTGGAAGATGAGCGGCCGTGTGAACTCCATTGCGACACCACCACGCGGTCTGAAGCGTGGGACGTAGGGTCGCAAACTATCGTGCTTTGCAAGGGAATAGCTGGCGGACTTGCGGTGACGCACCTGATGCCTTTGGTCCCCCGGAAGGCAGAAACTCTCTGCTTTGCCTGCCATGGGACAGGGGAGGCACCGGGCAAGCCCATCGGTATGGAAGACCTCGACCGAGACGACCTCGAACTGCTCGTAGACTGGTATCAACGCGAGAACCTGCTGCTAAGGACTGGTGATGACTGACGTGAAACTCAAAAAGCCCATCAAGGTCGTGGTGACCGGTGGGCGTGACTTCGACGACAAGGACTTTGCTTGGTCTGTCATCCAGCGGATTGCGGAGAGCCGTGGCATCTCTCTGCTCGGGCACGGCGACGCTACTGGACTCGACACACTCGCTAAGGAGTGCTGCAATCAGATGCACATCCCCACGCAGGCTTTCCCCGTGACCAGGGCGGACTGGCGTGAACATGGGAAGAGGGCGGGGCCTCGACGCAACAAGGCAATGCTACTCGAGGTCAAACCAGAGTGCGTCATCGCGTTCCCGGGTGGACGCGGGACTGCTAGTTGTACCCAAATCGCCCGGAGTTTGGACCTAATGGTCATCCAGGTTCGCAAAGACTCCCGAGGGGAGATCCACTACCAGCCCCTTCGATAGGAGAAACACACATGAAGATCTGGACTGTAACTATTGAGGTTCAAGGCCTTGTCGTTGCTGAGGATGAATCGGAAGCATGCGAGTCCGCGAGTTCCATCGTGGATGACGGGGGGCCTCGGGACTGCGCCACTGCCTTCGAGTGGAAGCCAAAGCATTCTCTCCCAAGCGGATGGGACATGGACACAATTCTCTACGCCTCAGACAAGGCTATCGAGTCCGGCGTAGACCGGACCGTCCAAGAGTGGGCAGATGAACTGTTCCCGCCAGATCCAGAGCGCTGCACGCGCACTATCGACCTCTTTGGGGAGACAGCCGATGTGTGACCCCGCCGACAGGCCAGACGTCTACATGCTGCACAACCGTAAGGCTCGTATCCACCACGTGTGTGGAGCCTGTCAGGAGAGCATACAGCCAGGGCACAAGTACGTCGCTCATGAGGGCCTGTGGGACGGCGAGTGGTGGCGAATCAAGCACTGCCTGCGCTGCTACCAGATCTTCCAGGAGCTCGTGGACGTACACGGGAACGATGCCTGTATCGACCTCCAACTCGATTGTGGGGAGACCTACGAAGACCTCTTTGGGAAGGTGCCACCGGATGTGGCTGCTCTGGCCTTCCTCTCGGGGGCCGACCTGCAGGAGGCAGCATGACACTCGAGGAAGTCAAAGCACTACGTCTCCCGTTGGTCGCTGATCGAGAGTTCGTCCGCGAGATACTGGTGGTCGAAGCCGAACGACGGGAAAGAGACGAAGACGGGCACCCTGCCTTCTGTCGCTTTTCCGGAAACCTCCGCGGGGCGGCCGACCTAGTTGATTTTGCCTACGAGAAGATGGTCCCGGCTATCGACTGGTTGGTGGCCGAGGTCGAGCGTCTGCAAGCTGGGCTGAGAACCCCCACCCGACAGGAACAGATCCAACCAGTCTTCAAGGCCTCTGGGGTCTGTGTGCACGGGCACCGGAGATGCGACATCTGTGAGGAGGACATATGAAAGACGCTACAGACATCTCTGTCATCCACGACCACACACCACCGGGCTTTGACCTCGAAATAAAACGGCTCAATCTACCTCACAAGGTCAAGTGGACCTGCCCGTATTGCTATGTGCCACAGACCTGGCACCTCGACGGGGACGACCTCAGCCACCCGATGGTCAATGATTGGGAACAGCATATCGTCGATTGCGTCGACTGCGACGAGGAGGCCTCCCTTGAGTTGAAGCTCCTCGTGATGGTCGAGGTCCGCTGAATGACAGCCTGGAACGCATTTTACGAGTTCCTGCGCACTCTGACATTCGCGCTGTGGATCACAACAGCCGGCGAGTTCCATATGGGGTGGCCCGGGAAGTGGTATCGATGGACACTTGGCGAGGGCGCTTTCCTAATCCGCATGTAAGGAGGACCTAGAATGACCGCACCAGAACTAGCTATGTTCCGCGAGATGCTCGACCAACTCCACAACATCAACGCCAGCCTCGAGGTTCTCGTAGGCCGGGTCGATGAGCAGCGAAAGTCGGAACGATTCGGTTTCATTTCTGGCATGGCTGGCTTCTGGGGCATGACGACCGAGGATGCCCGGAATATCATTGAGGAGGCGGATGAACGGGATATCGACCCACAAGAGGTTTGGAAGGAACGATTCGACGCAGGGACTTTAAGGGGACAAGGAACAAGCCTGGGAGGACCATGACACGAACCACTCCTGACTTGACAGACTACTGTCTCGCCAACGCCATTAAGGACCTTCGAGAAGGGACCTGGGTCCGCTGGTCCGACGATGACGTACAGGCTGTCGCTGATGACATATCGTCTTTGCTGGCTCAGTGCCTGAAATTGGGCCAGGAGTTAGCCCAGAAGAACACAGAACTCATTCCATGATCATCGACACTCGGCACCACGAGCCCTGACCTGAGGAGAAACACACATGCTCACCAAAGAAACGGACAAAGCGCGAGTCCTGAAGAACATCGCCATCGAGACTGCGGCCTCTCCCTGGGACGGTCGCCAAGAGATCACCATCATCAGTGAGAAGTGGGGACCACAGAGGCACAGGCTCATCGAGCGATTTGGGGACCTCAAACCACAATGGGTCTATCGAGACGTCGCGGCCGGGATTGGGCTCCCTCTGAAGCAAGGGGATGTGGTGCGCTGTCAGAGCAATTCCAGTCATAAATGGGGGATAAGCGTCTATCAGCGCACCGATCAACAACTCGGAGGGGACCCCATCTTCCACGTGACAGAACTGGGTGGGAAAGATCGGTGCCGCATATCCAACGAGGAACTCCTGGTGCTACGCTTCATGTCGCCTGCGCTCCTCTACACGGGGCATCAGCGGCGTGTCTATCGCTTCTGTGGTCTGGCCTTCCTGGAACGATGGAACGACCAGGCCGACTACTTCAAGCGTTGTGGCGGCATTCACTTTGACGGCGACCAGGTCACCATCTGGATCCGTACCTGGATGAACTTGTCAAAGAAGTCTGAAGACAACATCGAACTGTTCCCGCAGCCCAGGAAGGTCACCATGACCTGGGGCCCAAAGACACGGCTCAAAGACATCATTGCTGTGCTCAACACCGAGCTCACTCAGGAAACTGAGTATTTGCCAACGAAACCAACTAGAGGCACCGCTGGCGTCACGAGCATCACCAAGGCAGACGTCTTGAACATACTCAACCCGATGATGGCGTCATGAACTCGATCACGATAAATGGAAAGGTCCGGCGCCTCGACCTCGATAAATGGACGTTCGACATCCGGGGCGGAGTTTTGGACAACACCTGTTGCTTCCATGCGAGCATCCACGGACACGACCTGACCCACCTGAAACGGCATATCAAACAAGCCTTCCTAGATGAGGAAGAGGTCCGGGTCGAGTGCGACATCCCATCTGGGGCGATGCTCCGAGTCACACGCATCGTGAGTTACGGTGGCCTAACTTTTCACAATGGCAAGGAGAACACATGAGCGACCCAACACCTTACGGATTCGACCTCGCATCTGCTGTCGACTACAACCAGAGGAAGGCCAAGTCCATCGGGTGGTACAACGCCATCCCAGAGGCAGCCCTGAACGTGCACCCGTGCTGGCGGCATGACGCCGTAGATGGCAGTCTCGAAGAGCAGGAGCGATTCGCTCAAGAGACGCTGTTGTTCCAAATCAACACCTTCGAGGACACCTCAGAGCACGATGGCAAGATGGGCTCTGGTACCTGGACCAAGGTGCTTCAGAAGTTCGACCCTGTCACAGAGAACGAGTTCTACATCACCTGGAACGGTCGTAGATACCCCACTGCAGCGCCTCACATCCTCGGATGGGATGACCCGTCGTCTGGGTTCGACCTGCACCCCGCCGGCAACTTCAGCAAGCGGAAGTCCGACATCCGCATCATCGTCATCCACTGGGGCGGCTCGAACGTCAAAAACCTCTTCAACTACTTCGACAACCCCAGTCGCGACCTCTCGACCCACTTCGGCGTCGACCCGCACGGTGCCTTCCAGATGCTGGACCTGCAGCATCGCGCCTGGCACGCCGGATACGTCAACAAGTACGCCGTTGGCATCGACATCTGTCAGCAGCCGACATGGGACTACTACGACTACTACCAAAGCCCCGGCTACAAGGTAGAGAAGATCAAGAACCCAACCGATCGCGGTCGCGACGAGGTCCTCTCACTTGACCCCCAGACGGCTCGTCATACACGAGACCTGGTGATGGAACTCTGCCATGTCCTCGACATCCCAGCGCGAGCTCCTCGAGGTGCCAACGGTCTGTCTCAGGAAGGCAAGGTCTGGCATGGCGTCTTCGACAAGAGCACCCTGAACGACGGCCACTTCTCGGGCGTCGTCGGGCACCACCACATCAGCAGTGGAAAGTTTGACATGGCTTGTTGGTGGGACACGGTCTTCGGCGGGACTCCACTGGGATGAGCCTCACGGTGATGTACCCCTCAGTCTGACTGGTCTTAATCCAACGAGACCCATTCCAGTCGAGCACGACGTGCTTTGTCTCGTACCTCGTCTCTTCCTCGAACATCACGCTTCCCACTCCTTCTTCATCCGCGAGTACGTCTCTGGGTCCAACTTGCCCGTGGCTTCAATCCCATCCTCGGTTTCCTGCCACAGGTAGATGGACTCGACAGTGTCGTATCCAAACCCACCTCCCGGGCGGGCATTCCCGGTCAGGTCATCGATTTTCTGAATCTCTGCCTTGGAGAGCCCGAGGGCTTCATTATACTTCCGAGCTTCTTCAAACCAGCCCATCACTCCTCCTTGTCGGGACGGCACCGCACACACCCAGGGCTCATCAGCACCAACGCGTCAGCGAATCGAACCGTGGACCCGCCAGCACGTATCTGGTCGTCGCGGATGTACTTCCCACATGACGGACACCGAAGACCGTTGGCGTAGGCGCCCAGGTAAGCGTACGTGTCGCTCATTGAGAGTTGAGTCATGTGTCCTCCTTCTCGACGAGAAGCGCTTGGAGGGCCTGACGTAAATGGGTCACCAGAAGCTCACGGGCCTCAGTGGGAGTACTTCCCTCAGGCCCATACGCATAGAATCGGTAACCGAAGTCAGCACGGTTGTCGGCTACTTTGTAGAGGTAGGAGTTGACACCCATCTCCAACTGCCGGATCTCGTACTGTGACAGGGTCGTCGTCAGCATCGCCACCGGCTCTGGCTCCATCCGCTTCAGCCGGTTCCGACTGCCCTCGTCGCACACCAACGTGTCCACCTCGATCTTGCCGTCACGCAACACGCCGCTGATCGATACCCCGAACTCTTCGACCTCGAGCAGGACGGGACTGAAGACCTTCACCTCCAACTCCCATCCACCCTCGACCCTCTCGAACGACACCGGCGAACCAACCACGTTCCGAATCCGAGGCTTCCAGTCTGTCTGCAGGAACCCGTGCTTCAAGAACGGCTCGAAGTCCACACCGTCCGGGTCGACCTGGTGCTCGAGACCACACCGCTTCAAAAATATTGTCCCGCGGTAATGCTCACTCTTCATGATGTCTTCTCCGCGGGCGGTTTGAGGTGTTCCCAAACAAACGGGGCGACGGGCTTGCCGCTGAGGTCCGCGAAGTACCAGTGCAGCCACTTCGCGGGGAGATTCTTCTTGGCCCAGAGAGCGGCATCCTTCCGGGTCCAGAATGGTTCGGGCGCTCGGATGGCACCGTAAAAGGCCATCTTCTCCTTAGCGTGGGCCTTGTTCAGTTCCAACTCCCAGGCCTTGGCCTCCTCCATGTACTCGTCCGGGAGACCGGCCCAGTCCTCCTCGATGGTGCCGCCATCACGCAGCACTTCCCAGACCCGGCGCTTGTTGACCCCGGCGACGAGACGGTGGAGCTTCCGATACTCGTCGGTCTTCACCTTCACCATTGTTCCGTCCGAGAACGCGAACACCCAACCCTCTTGGGACTTCACCTCTGTAGCCAACTTCAACGAGTCCTCTACCGAGAGGCCGTTGTACATGGCTATCGGCCAGGTGGCAGGCCAGTCGGACAGGTGGAAGTCCAACACATGGTCGGGGCTCACTCGGGCTATCCCGACCAGGGCCTCGTAGTCGTAGTTCACCACCACCTTGGTCGCGGGGTCGATGATCTCGCAGAGAAAGGTGAATCCCTGCTTCAGGGCTATTTTTAAGAGGTCAGGGGTTTCCCGAAGAGACATGACCCCTTTGAGCATCTCGTCTCCAGCCTTCCCCTGCACCGAGTCGAAGGTACCGCGGGTCACCAGACGGGCCTTCCCCCTGTAGGAGTCCCACCAGACAATCCCGAGGCAGCCGTCGAACTTGTGGGATGCGTGGATGAGCTCAAGCCCTGCAAGACGCTCTGGCGACGATTCAGGCATCTGTCCGACATTGAAGAACTTCGGGAACGGCACCGCCACCGGCTTCTCAGACACGACGTCAAAGATGAGTCCGCGGCATGCCCTGTTAATCGGGTTCCAGAGCGAGTCGTCGTAGTGGACGCACGCTCGGTAGTTGAAGATGGAGTGCGGGCCATCACGTCGTTCGGTGACGCGCTTGGCGGCCACTTCAGCCCGACACTGCTCGAGCGTCGGTACCTGCAACTGGACCCCACGCGGAATACGCAAGCGTTTAGAATTCCCCATCACTCCTCCTTGTCTGGACGGCAATGGATGCACCCAGGGCTCATCAACACCAGCGCGTCTGCGAAACGAACCGTGGACCCCCCAGCGCGTATCTGGTCGTCGCGGATGTACTTTCCGCAGGACGGACACCGGAGACCGTTAGCGTAGGCGCCCAGGTAGGCGTACGTGTCGCTCATCGACAGGTCAGCCATCAGTCCACCTCCATCGCCGACCAGTCTGTGTAGGACTTGACCAGCCACTTCGTCCACCGGACGACCTCGTCGTGCCGAACGCAAATCACAATCTCATCCTCCTCACCTCGAGCCTTCTGGAGGGCGTCCGCGCCAAAGATGATGGCGGCTTGGTCAGGACCTTCAGCCTCCACGTATCCTGCGGACTCCCGGTCGCCATTCACCCAGCACGTGTAGTGGTGGTAGTCACTCATCCTCCTCCTCCGACGGGCGCGTGAAACCAGTCTCGTCGAGAGTTTGCTGCAGTACCGCCAGCTTTTCCTTGTAGGCGTCGAATTCCCGTTGATGAGTCCAGAACACCCGATTGTATGCGGACCTCACCTCCTCCGTCTTGGCCTCAGCCTCGGCCAGACACTTCTCCAATTGCTGAATCTCAAGGGCGTAATGCAGTGGAGCACCAAGACGTTCGATCTCGGCCTGGCGGTCGGCGCCCTCATCTTCGAGGTCCTTGATGTACGCCTCGGCCTCCTTCAACTTGCGGTGCATGACTGGCAGATCATGTTTGAGGTCGAGTAACTCCTGGCCTTGAGTTGCACACCGAGACTCCAATTCTCTGGTGTACTCGAAGTTGTCCTTGCCCTGCTTTCGGAGACGACTGGCCTCCTGCAGGAACTTGAGCCGGTCTTCTTTGAGTCGGCTGCCGGCCTCTCGAAGGCGGTCGACCTCGACCACCAACGCGCGGTTCTCCTCCCGCAGTTTGGACAACTCTGCCATCGCCGAGGACAGTTTGGCTTGGAGGTTGTCGCGCTCCATCCAATTGGGGCCGCCTTTGGCTTCAGCGAGCTCGGCTTCCAAACGCTTCACGTCCTTCACGACCTCCTCGTGAGTGGCCGGGGTCACCCAGAAAGACACCCGGAGGTCACGCGGGGGCGGAGCACCGACCGTGATTCCCATCCACCGCTCCACTTCGCTGGTCAGCAACCCAATCGCGGTAAGAAGCTCCCGCGGCACTCCTGGGCTATCTTGGATATTCAAGTAGTTTAGACGGTCCCGGATCTCCTCCATCGGGGTCATCTCCACTATCGGCGTCTCCTCGTTCGTTATCTCACTCATCGGAAGACCCTCGCGCTCGGAGTTGTGCGACTATGGCGAACTGCGCTGCCATACTTGCCTGCTCCTTCTCCCACGCTATGCTGGCCCTCTTATGGGCGGACGACATCCGCTTCAACAGTTCCAATTCTACCGTGAGCTCGGCGGCGGGAGGTACTGGCAACCCAGCAAGCTTCAGAGATTCGACGGCCTGCCCGATATCGTATGTTTTCCCCCCAGCGATCATTTTTAGCGCCCACTCTTGCACCCATGTTCGGGCCTCATCCTCAGAGATGCATGGGATGGCAGTGTGGTAGTTCCCGGAGCCGTCAGCGTAGCGATTGATTCTCCAGGCGAGTTCACCTTTGCTCTTCCCATGTAGAGAGAGCAAACGTAGGTCACCACTCCATGAATCGTCACCAATCTTGAGAGCATCGGTCTTCGTTTTGATCGTGGCTACACTATAATCGATCATAACGAAGTGGGTAATCCGGTCCTCGATCACGTCCTCGATGTGCTGCAGCACTGGGACCTGCTTCGAGAGCTTATCGAGTAGACGTCTGTGCTCTCGCATCTGGGCTTGCAGTTCGGAAAGCTCCTGGGCTTTCTCCGAAATTGTCTGGCTCAAACAGGCGATCTCGGCGTCGCACTGCGCTCGAGGCGGGTGGCGGTGGATCACCGAGACTACCACCGGATCTCCAAGCCACTCGTGCGGTTCTCCGGCCCCGTCATCTTCGTACATCAATCGAATGAGGTGAGCATCTTCGACAGAGGCTACGTACTTCGCCTTGCGCCCGCCTGTCAGATAGACCACATCGCCCGCTTCAAAGTACTCACTCATGCTGGCACCTCGCCGGAGCCGTCGCACGTGAAGCACTCCTGCCACTCTCGCTCGTGCGCGTTTTTGCCCCGACAGTCGCCAGTGCCGCCGCAGTCCGCACACGGCTTCCACTTCGGGGCGGGTACCTCGCGGGCGTCGAACGTCCAACTTATGTCGGTATTCCAACCCCGAGCAGGAGAATCCTCCTCTTTCATAGGAGGCCACTCGTACCCCAACTCCACCAACGCGTAGTCCAGCGCAACGGACTGGGCCTTCAGTCTCTCCGCCAGCGGGATCAACCCACGCTCACGAGCCTTGTCGTGCGCTTTGAGCATCTGCTCGTACTGGTCGACCAACGTGGAGTACGTGTACTGCCGAAACTCCTCAGGGACGTCCGACCATGTGTGCTTCTCGCTCGTCATCATCTCCCTCTGTGCTCATCCAACCAAGATCGGTCGTTGTCGTTGTCGTTGTCGCTGTCCTTCTTCATTGCCAGCGCCACCCGGAATCGGTTCCGAGCAGAGGTCATCTCGGCGAGGGACTCTAAGAGGGCCCCATTCGCATCCTCGGAGAGCGCAAGCGCACTTCGTAGTTCGACCGCCTCTTTGTCGAGGGAGGAGATCTCCTCTCGCTGGAGTACGAGCTCAGCGACCTCACCCGCCCGGTAGGCATCGACCTCCTCCTGAAGACGGTCGAATCGCTCCCATCCATTGGCCCGATCCCGTTGAGCGAGCCCGACGTTCTCCTTGAAGAGCTTTTCGTTGTCCACCCTCAAATTAGAGATGTCACGGTGAAGGTTTTGGTTGAGGCCGGCGCTGACCTCAAGGGAGGCCTTCAAGTCCACCACCTCTTGGTCGACCTCGGCGATGACCTTGGTGAGGTTACCTTGCAACTCCTGAAGACGTTTGACCTCAGCCTGGAGCTTTGCCACGTCATTAGCACGCCCTACGAGCCGAGCTTGGCAATCCCTGAGGTCCTTGTGGGCCGACTTCAAACCATCGACCTGGTGGACGTCCTCTGAACCTGCGGCGGCAATCAGCAAAAGAGCTGCCAGCCGGAGACCACCGGCACAAAGCGCGGCGTCTTTCTCCATGGCCCGTAACTCTTCATGTGCAGACTGCTTGCGAAGCCTGTCCGCAGAGTTGAACGCCTCCCACAGAATGTAAGCCGGGTACTCCTGACGTAGTTGGTCGAGACCCCGCCACTCAACCAACGCTTCCTCAAGTTCAGTCATCTTCTCCTCCATCTGACGTCAACTCCAACACCGCCGCGCGATGCCGGCCAAGACGCTCCACCGCTTTCTCATTCCACCCAAACCGCTCCGCGACTTCTTCCATCGCGTCCTCCCATCCACAGATGATGCCGTAGACCCAGGCGGAGTGCCGGTCCTGACTCCAGTCTCCAACTGAGAAGGCTATGGCCGCCTCGGCGCTGTCTAAGGCCTTTTTGATATCACTCATCGCTCTCTCCTATCGTCTGGACTACGTCCCAACTGCTCTGACGCAGGCCTTTCAACCACTCCACATTCTCAGGGCTCACCCGAACGTTGCCGTAGGTCATGCTGACGAGACGGGGCTGGACGAGTAAAAAGGTCACCTCTGTGGTCCGAGGGTCCCCCGGGTATGGGTCTTGTGGTCCTGCGATGTACTCGATGGTCGCATAACCACCGTGCACCCCCGACGTGGAGAACAGCACGAAGTTGTCCTCGGTACACACCCCATCTGGAAAACAGATCCGCAACAGTTCCAAGGCCGCGTCTGGATTGTGGGTTTTGAAGATGTTGTAGTGACCGCCGCCCTGGCCAAACAAAGACTTGCGGTAGGCATCCTCTTTCGGGGCAAACAGTGGTCCTTCCAGTCCAGTCACGGCGCTGCCTCCAGCCTTTGAAGCCTATCAATTTCCGCCGCGATTAGAGCCCCGGCTTTGACCAATTCGCGAATCCGCGTATCCGGCTTAAACCAATGTGCATCCCATGGCCATCCTTGGGGCATCCCGTGCCAGCCGTAATGGCGCCGAGCGCTTGGCGTCGCATAAACGGCAGCAGCAAGGGCGAGGCCGCCGTCGGCGTGGGAATCGTCGTGCGACTCATCCCATCCCTCTGATGTGATTTGGCGATGTCGCTCCGCTACAATCAGGTCACACCCGGATTGCACAACTTCCTGTTCGCTCACGGCGCTGCCTCCAACGCGTTGACCATCGACTCTTTCTCGGACCGGCCTCTGACGGGGAACCGGATGTCGAGTGCGACCCTGTATACGCCCCACCGACCACTGATCGTGGGGCAGACGAACAAATCGTCGACCGCGAAGGCCTCGCGCACCAATGCCAAAACGCAGCCCTTGGTCGCGGGATCGTCCAGGTCGGGGATTGAGTCTAAGTTGTCCTCTTCCTCGCCTCGTCCAATAGGGCCACAACTTACCCACCCGCGAGGGTCTTGGGAGCAGTCCCAGTAACAGGGCCGGTCGTTATCTGTTTCGTCGTAGGACCAGATGGACCGCATCCGCGGCATCCAGTGGAAACCCTTCAGCGTGACCAGGTGTCTTGCGAGCTCACTCATCCGGGGACTCCGGGCGCCAGTAGGCCAGAACATCACCGCACACAGCGATCATGAGGCGTTTGTTGTTCTCGGGCACTTCATCCCAAGGCACCGCCGACTCTTTGCGAGTCTCGTACTCGTAGTCCGGCGCCATCCGCTCGTACGTCTCGTGGAAAAACTTGGCCATTGATTCAGTGATGCTCATCTGAGACCTCCATCTCTAAGGTAGTACTAAACCCAAAAGCGATATTACCCAGTTCCACCCACGTTGTCACCCCATTCCTTCACGTTCCACCATCATTTCTCCCTAGTTCCCAACCCATTCCAATCTGGAAACAGTTGGTTCCAATTTGGATACAACTGTACAACTACCCCAGAAGCACACTTGTGGAGCTTAGGAGATCAAAATGACCCTCGAAGAAGCGCTAGATATCATCGCGAAGGCCCGTGTTGGGGCGCCCCCCACCGAAGGCCAACCCAACCTGGTCGAGAACCTCAAGGACAGTTGCCCGGGGGTCATCTGGAGCCGGACCGACAACACCATCTGGGAGTACAGTCTGATCCTGGATGCCGACCCAATCGAGCCAAAGACGCGGCGTGGGTACTTCGTGATGACGGCGAACATGAACTTCCTGCATTTCCTCCAAACCAAACTGAGTCGAGGACAGTTGGACGAACTGTTCCGTCAGGATCTCCTGCTGAGACGATTCGCCCCGATGACCACCTGTCGGGTGGAGCACGGTGGAGGATTCGTGCCTGTCATCACACTCACCAACTTCGACGTGTCGAAGGAGGAGCCCCCCCGTGAAGTACAAAATTGATATCGTCCACCAAATAGGCGACCTCGAGGGAAACAACACCAACCAACTCGTCGCCGCTACCATCGAAACTGTCCAACGGGAACAAACCGAAAATCACAACGGACCCGTCTTCCGAGCCGATGGCCCCTGGGAAACCTCACCCACCCGAGCTCGGGATGCCCTACACCTACACCTACTCATGGCCGCCGAAGCCGTCCGGAACGACTAACCCCCAACTGACAAGGATTCCTTGACCGTTCAACCCATCACGCCCCCGCCCACGCGCGCGCTCTTCTAGCTACTAAAGATCTGTGCTGATCTACTTATGCACCCTCGCGCGGTAAACTAACAATGCGGAGCTGAGACAAGGTTGAGGAGGCCGACGACGAAACGAGTCGAACGGAGCGAGTGGTAGGCGCTCACTGCCCAACTTAGTCCGGCCGATCTTACCCTTTACTATTAGATCTATATTCGCGCGCCCGAGCGCACATGCGTTACTTATATAGACGCACGCGCAGGAAAACGTGGCCCTCCTAAACGTTTTGCTCTAACTACCCAGAATCTCTCAGTTCATCACATTGCATCAAATGCATATATTCTTGGTGCGTACACACCAACACTGAACACTACTGAACAATCGGGGAAGGGAAACGGATGCGACAGGGGAAGGGGAAGGGCCAATGCTCTCAAGAAATGTCGCCGGTTTGAAAAGGGGGCTGATAGCGGCTGCTCGCGCGTTCAGTACTCCCCCGGGGGGGTGTCCAGTATGCGACACTTTTGTCGGTGCTCGAGTCTAAAATTAGCCTCGAATCCCATGAAGTTGAAGCCCAGTATAGCTTTGCGCTCGCCACCTGCTCGCCACACGTCGAAGCTAAACCTGGTCCGAGGTATGACACTGGCGCCATGGGACGAAGGCGTTTTCTGTAAGGTCCTCAGGCGTCGTATGCGCGCCATGGAGACCTAGGGTATACCCAAGCCTAGGCAGAGGGGCGCGAAGGCCAGGAGGGTACGCCTGAGCTCGCCTCGTTGCATCCTGGTATCCTCCGCTTCACACACTAGCGCCGAGTGAGATAGCACCGAGTGAGCCGCTCTCTTGCATGGATTGCAATAATGGATCGACATATGCTTTACAGATGTCACTTCGACAGGTGGGTGCCAGGCACCTCGACACCAGGCCCAGCCTCGACTTCCGGGCTTTACGTGATGCATGGTATGCTATGCATGCATACACGCCGAATGAGACAATGGAGCGTAAGTATGCGAGATCATAGGCCTTTTGTATTGGCGCCGACACCATCCGTCCGATTCCCAAGTGTTCTCGGCATGTTAGCTATAAGTAGACAGGTGTCTACACTGGGAGAGTGAGGCTATTGCTAGGGTACAGAGATATCGTGACAAGTTGTCACACCGAGATCTTTGTGTGGTCGAAAGAAAACCCGATCGGGATGGATCGGGTCTTAGTAGGTGCTCCTGAGGGTAGGATCTAGATCTCGGAGGATAGCGCGATCCACATGATCGGGGTGGACCACACAAGCGCAAAAAGTGAGTCCAGGAACATATGCGCGTCTTTCGTCAGAATCGCGATCATTAGCACGCTAACGGCCGTCAGAATGATTAGGTAAGGGTTAACCCGTGAATAGCGTGTGGACGTCATTGGGAGGGCCCTCCGCTCGAATTACGCGCTATCAGGGCTGACATCTGGTTGTCGATCGCGAGACATGATGCCCACCGCGAGCAGTCCCACAACAAATACTGATAAACGGGGTCGTCTCGTACATCGCGATCGTCACGCTCAGGAATGCCTTGTGTGCGCTCTAGCGTGGCAAGGAGAGTGATGGACTCGGTCAGACCTTGATCTCCGCCCTCAGGTAGGACGTGGGCCCAATAGTCAGACGCGCGTGGGCAGTCCCAATATTGATCAACCGCCATCTCTTCTAGTGAGGTCAAAATTCCCAAGCGGTTGATCGGTGCGGATTCTAGGATCTCATTCATAAGGCCTTTGATCTCGGTCCCGATCATGATTGCGGCCAGTTGGGCATTCAGTGTGGTGCGGTTCATTGTGTGTGCTCCTGAGTGAGTGAGTAACGGGTTTACGCGTAGAGTCCAGCGGATACCCAATAGTGATAATTGAGCGAGTGACACCAGCGTTCAAAGCGCGTTTCTAGTCGAAGCCGTTCCTGAGTGCACATCCGATCCATACCTTCCACCGATCGATCTTGAATGTCGAAATGCGGGATGGATCTGGCGAGCAGGCGATCACACTGTCCGTCAATATCGGGCTCTCTTGAAAGATTGTCCAAGATGTACATCGACTCGGCGCGTGGGGCCCACATATTGAACACTTCAAGTCCGGAAGAAACCAGTTGCATATTGGTTGTGATTCCGGAATTCGAGCAGTCGACAGTGATTATCACGATCGTGGCGTCAGTGAGATGGATCTTCATATTGCTTCGCATTGTGTGCTCCTGAGTTGCGTTGTTACGCATTGTTCTTGTCGAGGCGAAGATCGGTCGCGGTATCATTCAAAGCGAGCAATTTGGCTAGAATGCCTTTGATCTCGTATGCTTGCAGATTGGGAAGTGCAAGGGCCGACTCCCAGATTTGACGCATCATATCGGAGTGATTGCCGAGAACGCTTCCAGGTGTGAAACCGTCAAGAAGCGGGGAGTCTACAGTATGCGGACCATCAACAAGCGGAGTGACCTCGACCGGGTTGTCCCGGGCGATGCGCCAAAACATCCGCCGAGGACTGTCCAGCGTAACGGCCGTAACATCCGCGCGTTGAACGATTGCCGCGCCGAGTGAGTCAAGATTGATTTGGTTGTTGTTCGTTTCCATGTCTGCACTCTACGACAACCAGGATTCTGTTACAAGTACTTTGTGAGTGAGAGCCCGCCTAGCTTTGCGGCGTTCGCCTGTATCACCTACACGACAAAGTGACGTCCAGAAAGCCCGCAAAGTGAGGCTGGGCGTGGGTTGCAACACCTTCGCTAGTTTTCGGTGCAGATGTCACACCTAGAGAAAAAAGCGACAAAAGGGCCGGAGCTCCGCCCGGTGTATAGGTTTCCGGCGTTTTTGGGCCAGATTTGGGTCTGTGGTAGGATCTTTTGTATTCAGGGCGTGGATCGTCGCAAAGTGAGGCTGGGTATGTGCCAGGCACGATCTGAGCCTCCGAGCCGTATTCAGGATCTCGCCATGGAGTGCGAAGATCTTTCTGGTAGTCAAATGTAGGCAGAGCTGAGGTTGGGGCAGGCTGGCCGTGGGTTTCCGCGATCGTGATCTTTTGGCGAGGCGTATTCTAGGGGGTCGTTTCGCTTGAATACAAGAATGGGGGGTCAAAACGCCGGAACTCGAGCAGTGGCGTAGCTTTGCGGCGTTTCTTGGGCTATCCTGGGCTTAAAATCGGGATTCTGGACCCAAAACAAAAACACCAGCAAGATCAACCGCTTGTCACTTTGTCCAGGTGTGCGCCGGTATCTTGGCACACTGCTCGCACTGCTATTCGTCCGACTAGCGAAATTCGCTGGACAAGCTTTCGACAATTGGCCTGAGCGGGTAAAACCGGCGGCCGCACATAGAACGCGCAACTTGGGTCACTTGGGCGCAAGTTGCGAAGTGTTTTCAGTAGCTTAGCGTGAAGCGAAGCAAGTATTCTGGAATGCTAATCCCATATAGCCCGGGGCAGACGCCAAATTTCGCAATGAAATCATAGGCTTGCTAGGGCGGTCGCCGTACCGATTTAAAATGTAGGTGCATATGGGGAGCAAGTGTGCGGCTTGTCGACTAGGTCTAACCTAGCGGTTTTCCAGTAGAAAGTTAGCCTGAGTTGAGCGGAAAAAACACTGTGTGAGAATTTGAGTCTCACACTTCAAAATTCGGTAGTGTGCGATTTACGCCTACATGGTAGGCAAACGTGAGTCGGTGTCACACACTCCGTGGTAGACACAAGACATTTAGGACTTTATATCCTGAATAGGGAGTCGTCTTCTAGGGTAGTCTACACACCGACAACTGACTACATAAGGGTTAAATGTAGCCAAGGGTATGCAACACACCTACACCGCGATTTGCGGTGTCGAATGTCGGTATCCTACCTTTGCATACATCAAGGGTAGGGTGCCAAGATTCGACACTGTAAGTGAGGTGCGGTGGAGTGAGGTGAAGTGAGGTGCGGTGAAGTGATGCGCGCCACCTACATGTAGGTGGAGTGCATGTATGCACTCCACTCCACTCCACTCCACTCCACTCCACGTTAATGCACTCCACGTTAATGCACTCCACTCCACTCCACGTTAATGCACTCCACCTACATGTCGGTCACGCGTGTGCGGGCGTGCGGGTGCGGGTGTGCGAGCGGGTGTGCGGGTGCGGACACACGCCTAGGCGCCTACATGCGCACCTGGGCACCTACATGAGCGCACAATGTGCGCAAGGGGAAAAATGAACGGATCAACGCGTCAATTGTTGGACGAACTTGACAGGCTCTGGGAGGACCTCGGCGACCCGTCCCCCGATGCCGATGCCAAGACCGCAGCAGCGGTCGCGGCTGCACTCCGGCGCAACGCCAGCGTTGTGCCCAGCCTACCCCGCGAATTCTCACAGTGGTCGCACGTGGGCTCCAAGTCTGCGGCGTTCCACGACAGAATCGACGTCACCCTTTCGATTCGCGAGGGGCGGGTGGCGGATGCCCAAAACAGGTATCTGAAGATCCCTGCTCCCTGACTCCCCTGCTCCCTGCCTCCCTGCCTCTGGGATCCCTGCCTCCCTGATCCCTGCAATCGTGACCCGATCGGCGGGTCCCTGAGGGTTCGACTCCCTGCGTGCGCATTCCCTGACGAAACACACGACAGGAGGGCAAAATGCCTGACGACTACCCAGGATCCCGCGTGGCAGAGTTGACGCGCGAGGCGCGTAGCGCACACAAGGCCTACACCGAGTGCACCGACCGGTTCCGGACGCTTCACAAGGCAGTCCGCCACCCGTCCGAGGTACAGGCGGGCATCCTGCACAATGTGCAGATGGATCTGGTCGGGTGCTATGCGCGCTTCGCCAAGGCACAGAAGGCCTTGCGGGTGTACGGTCTGTACTTCCACTCGAACTAGGTCGGATCCCTGCTCCCTGCTCCCTGGGGTTCCCTGAATCCCTGCTCCCTGACCGATAGCGGTCTCATGTGCGCGTCTTGGTAGACACCTGGAATGACGATTCTGGGTGTGGGGGTTCGATTCCCCCCGTTCGCAATTGGGGTTCCCTGAATCCCTGCTCATTCCCTAATTGAAGGAGGTTCTAATGTTCAAGAACTATGGCGAGGCGTACGCCTACGCTCGGAAACAGACGATGTTGCTCCCGAATTACGACTTCGGTCTGGAGCGAAACAGGGTTTTCAACACCTTCACCGTGTTCATGCTCCCTGCGCCCGAGTACCGGTGCGGGCACGAGTTGCGCTGTCAGGTCGTGGTCCCTGACTTTCCGGGCCCACGCCATCACTTCAACAAGTAGGAGGTCCAAATGAAACGATCAGCAGAGATGTGGCCGAGGCGACGATCCATGGTCGGATCTGCGCGAGCCTATCTCCTCTCAAACAGACTGCGCGACACTGGGCGCAGTCGTGCGCAGATAATCGCGGAGCGCTTGGCCTATAGGCTAGCGGTCGCGAAACGACCGCTGTGGCACCTTGTCACGGTGGAAAATTGTGTGCGCGGTGAAGTCCGAGCGAAGGCTAAGGGGTGGCTGTGATGTCCGCATACCCAAAGTACACCAGCGTGGGTTGTTACCCACTCTTGTACCTCACCGATGAGAATGAGGTTCTCTGCGACGAATGCGCCAAAGAAGAAGCAGAGGAAACTGGCGTGGAGATCGTTGGATACGTCAATTGGGAAACCCCCACCAACTGCGAATGTGGTGAGGAAATCGAGTGTGCCTATCCCGACGAAGACTGATCCCTGTCCTGTCCTGTTCTGTTCCCTGGGTCGCTTGGTGCGACGGATACCCGACATGTCCGTAGGGTTCGATTCCCTGGGCTCAACTAACCACAGCACGAAACTATGAAGGAGGTCATTATGTCCCGCTCTGCACGAGGATTACTGACGACAGGTAGACCTGTCGGCCACACATCATTCCCAGTTGACAACAGCGAGAGATGGAAGTGCGCTCAATTATCAGACGCCCGGGAGGGGATATACTGGGGCAAGTACGGAAGGATCGAAGAACTGAAGGCGAAGGCTGCTCTCAAAAAAGAGACCGCCTCCGCTGGGTGAATTCCCTGTTCTGTTCCCTGGGTCGCTTGGTGCGACGGACACCCGACATGTCCGTAGGGTTCAAATCCCTGGGCTCAACTAACCACAGCACGAAACTATGAAGGAGGCTACAATGCGTAGACCCAAACCCAAGGTGAGGCGCCCGACCAAGAACAGCCTTGTGCTGTTCAAGGGCGACACGATCAAGGGGCACGCTGTGCGTCTTGTAGTGTCCGGCGTCAAGAAACCGTCCGACAACCCGAAGACCGGGCCCGTACCTCAGGTCTCCATGTATGTCGACAATGGCGAGAGTCCTCTCGACAACCAAAAGTCGGGCGCCGATGAGGCGATCTGTAACGGGTGCGCGTTGCGCCCGTTCGTCGCCTCTACGTGTCCCGAGTGCAGGCATGAACACCCTGTCATGCCGGCCACACGCAAGTGTGAGAAGTGTAGGGCAGAGATGCCGCGGTGTTACGTGCGGACCATGTTTGGCGAGAGGTCAAAAGAGAAGTCTACGCGTGACGACCAGCCGATCTCCCTGGAAGAGGCAGCGGTCGCTCTCGATGGTCAATGGGGCCGTTGGGGCACCTACGGGAACACGTCGAATGTGGCCCAAGAGTATGCGGAGCCTCTGCTCCAACTAACCGCCCCGTGGAACCTCCTCTACGAGGAAGAGTGGACCGAGGCGCACGCTCAGTGGCTCAAGCACTATGCCATGGCGTCGGTCGGGATCTCCAAAGAGGCTGCGACCGAGGCTAAGGGTCTCGGCTGGCGTCACTACAGGGTTCTGATTGGTGAGGACCGTCTGGCCGTCAAAGAGGGCCGATTCTCGGACGTCGATCTGATGCCCAATGAGGTCCTCTGCCCGTACTACACCCACGGTCGACAGTGTGTCGACTGCGGTCTGTGTAACGGGGTCGGCGAAGGAGGCAAGCGGTCCCGCGTCAAGTCGGTCGCCTCGCCGGCCATCTAGTCCCTGCGTGCGGGAGGGTTCGATTCCCTCTCGGCGAGTCATGTTGAATCGCGTGAAACCCACGCCACACTTGCGCCTGGCTGAGCTGGAGCTCCAGAGGTGCGCCCACTCGAGGAGAGTAAAAATGCTAGATGTGACAATCTGCACGACCTACTCGCGACCACCATTCGGAGTGATCGCTCGCCACCATAACCGTGTGGTGGTGTGCTGTCTTCCCTGCGTGGTGGATGCCATGCAGGATGAGTATGGCGATGACGTCGGAGTCCAGGTTGAATTCCTGGGCGCCGAGACCACCGAGCGAGGCTTCGATCAGACGTGCGCCGGCTGCGGCGACTACGAGGCTTCCTGTGACGAGTGCGGGGCTGCGCTCCCTGAGTGTGACTGCCCGATCTGCGACGTCGTGACCATCCAACCAATCCCGACCCTAGTGGAGGTGCGCTGTGCGTGACATCCGAATTATGTTCAACGGCACCGCCAACGGGCTGCCTATGGTGGCCCTGAGCGCGCGCGACTCAGTCCTGGGCCAGTCCTGGGTCAACGTCTACGTGGGTGTGCCCCAGGGCCACCCGCTGCGTGACGCGAAGAGTTTGGAAGCACAGGACGACCTGTGCCTCCCTGAGTCGGAGCTTTGGACGGGGGATCTGCCCTCCCTCCCGCTCGAAATCGCGGCCCTCGTGGTGCGCGATGGCGTCTGGTGGGCAGGATTCTCGACCAAGTGGTCTGCGTGGGAAGCGAATCCGACCCCGTGGGAAGACCGCGCGGTGCGCTTCGCGGAGGCGATTGGTGGCGTCCAGTTCGATCGTAACGGCGTCAAAATTGTGCCCACGGCTACACACCGTCACGAGGAGGGCTGATATGGAGCGCTGGGGCAAGACAGGTCCCTGGGAGCGTCGATCCGACGATGACGAGCCCGATCACGACAACGAGGCCGGGCTCGAAGAGTGCCTCGTCTCGATCTGGCAGACGTGGCTCGATGGGAACACTGGGCGAGGGTTCGCTCACTTCGAGACCGAGGCCGAGATGGCGGATTCTCTGAGGCATAACTGCCTCAAGTGGCCATCGTTCCGTCGGTCTGAGGTCACTGACGAGATGCTGATCGAAGCGGCTCAGGACTGCTACGAGCGGAAGCAATCCCTGCGACTGCGGCAGCGCGGAGCGCAGGACAACGCCAACAACGAGCGCCTCGCTCGGTGGCTCTCTACCCATGCCCAACCCGGGCACTGCGACTGGTGAGGATGAGCGCGCGCTGCGCTCGTCTGGGGGTTCAATTCCCTGACGTGGAGTAAACGCACATTCCGGTTGACAGGTGCATGGTGCGCCGTCAGAATACCGGTGAGCCACAGGAGAAACACGCATGAGTGACCTGACCAAACTCGCTGTTGAATTTGCGGACACCTGGGAGAAAGGGGGCCCTCGGGCCCTAGAGGCCGCTGAAGATCTCATCCGCGATGAGGACCTCGGGACTATCCTCGTGGAGGCGCTCCTGCGCGTCTCTCGCAGTCCGATGGTGCAGGCCGACGAGGCCATCGAGGTGCTGCAGAGCGCAGCGACCGCCGGGGATGACCGCGCGCTGCAGGCCTTGGAGGCCATCCGGACCGACCTCGACCAGTACCTCTACTTCGCAGCCTTGGAGGGGGACCATGAATAGGCATGGACACTACACGAGTCTCGTGGGGTATCTCGCAATCCTCCTCTACGACCTCCAGCACGGTGGAACGGCCTTCGAGGCCACCGACTCCAGTGCTGAGTTTCGCGTGGCGCTCGGGCCGACCGAGTGGGCCACCGTGGCTCTCGCTGGAGTGGTCGACGGCGCTGGGATTCCGGTCGCAGTCTGGGAGGCTTCCTGGACGCTCGACAAGGGCTACGGAGTGGGCGCCAGCCCCATCGAGGCGCTGGAGAACCTGCAACACCACTACGAGGAGGAATTGAAAAATGGCTAAGACCGAGACCAGTTTCTGTGGGCGCTACGAGCGGAAGAAGAGTGGGCGCGAGGTCGAGTACCGGGCGGTCGAAGAGACCGAGTGGGACGATGAGGCCGACTACAGGGTCGAGGCGGCCTTCGCCATCACTGATGGCGAGGAGGGGGTCGTACGATACGTGTACGACCACATCACCGACATGTATCCGAGCTTCGACTGCGAGGCGGTCTTCCACTTGGTCGAGGCGGCTGGCCTCTTCGACAAGATGGCTGAGGAGGGCGACGATGAGGATCTCCCTGACGTCTCGATGAGGCTCTGGGAGTACCTCTGCGAGGCGGTGACGCTGGCCATCGCAGAGCGAGGCAAGTAGCGGCGGTCGTGCGCTGAGCCTGCGGCCCCTGCGGGGGCCATGGACTCACCATACGAACGGAGAGACACACATGAGTGACCTGATGATCCACAAAGCGAACGTCGGCAATGCCGGAGCAGCCATCCGAGTCGAGACGCGGCACGACGGTTCCCTGCGCTTCCACTACGCCGGTGGTGGGTTCCAGCACATGGTCCCAGCGAACGAGGCTGAGGCCTTCCTCGCCGACCACGTGGCGTTCGTCACCTCGGCGTCGAAGTGGGTGAAGACCCGCTTTGAGATAGACGAGGACGAGTCCGGTGCGTCCTTCGAGGGCTGGACTGATGGGTCGAGGTGGAACGGCTGGGCGGTGCCTCGCGTGACTGCTGAGACGCTCCCTGAGGTCGTGGCCATCCTGGATGGGGTGACCATGAACCTGATCGACGACGGGACCGGGTGCATCATGCTCCACGTCTGTTGCGAGTGGGAGGAGGAGGGTGACGCCGCCGACCCCGTGTCCCCAGAGTGGTGTGACGATGCTGGCGAGAACGTCTACGACGTGGGCCTCGGATTCATCTGGGTAGAGGTCGAACCGGGACTCCTGGACTGGAATGTCGGGGACCGAGTGAGGCTCCGCCAAGAGTTCGACCTCGCGTACCCCTACTTCAAGGTTCCGGCTGGGGCTGAGGGCACGGTCGTACGTGCCGACGAGGGAGGTCATGGTGAGGTCAGCGTGCTCATGGACGAGCACATCGACGGGTGCGAGGAGTGGGAGAACCACATCAACCTGCTGCCCGAGGACCTGGACGAACTGACCAGAGAGGAGTGCGACGCGATGTGGGAGGTCATCGAGCGAGCCTAGCCCTTGTGCGCTGAGTTCCGGCCCTCCTCGGGGGGCCGTTGCTGAACTTACAAGGAGAGACACATGGACACCAAAGTCAGAGACTCGATCGTCACCGCCATCCGCATCCTCAACGAGGCACTCGAAGAGTCCCCCGTCGAGGCGAACCCCATCGAGGCGCTGCGGATGATGGTTGCAGACATGGAGTGCAGCGTGCAGAGGTTCGACCACGTCTGCGAGTGCGTGTGGCAGGGATATTTGAATCCCTTGGCCGCACCGGGCAGGGGTGACTCGCACCTGGTCACGCCAGAGGCGCTCCCCATCGAGCTTCATCTGGTGGAGTGCCACCAGGAAGAGGAGCCTCCGTCGTCCTACTGGATGGCGAAGTACGGCAACGACACCGCCATCTCCATCACAGATTCGGTCCGGGCTCTGCGGGCACTGCTGGCGAGTTGGGAGGAATGATGTACGCCATCCACGTAGCCAACCTCGGCGTGGTGACACGCCGGAAGTCCGCCCGCCAGGCGGAGCTCAGCGCAAATTCGTATGCAGATCTGACTCGAGGGAGACCCGGCAAGGCGTCTCTCCCGATCACGGTCATCAACATGAACACTGGCGAAGTGGTCGCCACCATCACCGAGGACACACAATGAGCGACAACGACACCCGTAAGGTCTGCTACCCCGCAATAGCGGGATCGCTGATGGCTCAGTTGAACCTGCTTCTAGGCAACTTCGACAGCCTCGCGAACTATGGCGACGGCCTCGTGGAGGCGGTCGAGGCGTTCGTTGACGCCACCGAGGACGTCCTGGACATGACCCCAGAGCAAATCCAACTCTTCGACGAGATGGTTCAGATGATGGGGTACCTCCGGGGAGAGTTGGGCATGGACCGGCCGGTACTCGACCCAAACGTCGAGTACCGGTACGACGACGAGACCGGTCAACCGGTGCGCGTCTCATGACAACCCAAGAAACCACCAAAGAGACCATCAAGATGTTGTGGAACGTGGTCTTCGACCTGGGGCACAGCCTCAATGCGGACCCCTACGAGTACAACGTCTACCGAGTACAACTCCCCGAGGAGGGGGTGCACATCGAGTTCACTCTCACCTCCCTGGTGGGAGAGGACGGGTGGCCCGAGTCCCTGTGGGAGTGCTCGTGGAGTGAGGAGCCCGGGGTCGTCTACGCGTGGCACACAATACGCGGGGCGATGCACCTACTCATCAGGCATCACGAGAGGAGCACACAATGAGTGTCATCGACACAGAGTTTACGACTACCGTCACAGGCATCTGGGATGAGCCCGCTGGCCTCTACTGGGGTGAGGTCGAGGTCGAGTCTGCCCAGTGTCTTGTCGACATGGGCGTGGGTAACCTCGTCGAAGCCCTGGTGAACTACGGCTACTACGGGCGCCCCTTGGGAGGGTTCCTGACTGCCGTGGTCGAGAACGACCTGAGCGCTGTAGTCAAGGCTGACCCCCGCAGTCTGAGTGCCCTTCCAGACTTAGTCCGGTTCGTCTACTGCAACCTACCGTCGAAGTGTTGGGGGTCTCCGGCGAAGGTGAAGAAGTGGTCCCAGGCCCAGTTCAATGTGGCCTAGCGTCTTGCATGTGCCGCGGACCCAGGGTCCGCGCAGGGTTCAATTCCCTGGAGCGCCCTAACCTACAAACCGGTTGACACGCACCACAGGCTCTGCCAGTATTCTGGCTGAGCACAGGAGAAACACACGATGGCTTCCGAGACCGTAATTGAGACCGTCCAGAATCCTACCATTATGGGCAACGCTCTGCTCGTCATCATGTGGGCCGACGAGGCCTTCAGGTCTGACGTCGAGCGGGTCGAGAACCTCACGGCGGCGCTCGAGTGGGGTGACCACTCCGACCTGACCCACCTGCAGGCCTTCCTGAAGGCAGAGGGCTGGGACTTGGACCTCTCCACCGCCAGAGACCACGCGGACCTCATGTTCGCAGTGGACGTCGCTCTGGACGCCCTGCTCAACAGCATGACTGACGAGGACTGGGGCATCGACGAGGTCGAACCCGGCGACGACGGCCCGACCTTCACCGAGCAACTCAAGAGCGAGTGGAACGAGGAAGAGAGGGTGGCTGAGAAGAGTCCCTGGTAC